ATGTTGCCAGAGACTGACAAATCACCAACATTTGAAGTGTAAATGTTAGAGAAATCAACAATTTCACCTTCTTTGGTGTAAGCCAAGAGGTTAGATTGGAATTCAGTCATGTCTCGGATTGGTTTAACAAACAAGGCATCTGTGTTAGAAGACCCGAACGCATTACCAGATGAGTTAATGACAATACTACCCGTGTGTTGGCTTGTTTCTGCAGCCATTTTACCAATAGCCACGGCGTTTGTGCCTTGGAAGTTGGAACCAGCTCGGAAACCCATAGCAATAGCATCTTGTCCTTGGTTAAGTAAGCCCGCCTCAACACCAACAGCAACCGCGTTGGAACCTTGGCTGACTGAACCAGCAACGGAACCCAAGGCAATGGCATTTGAACCTTGAGCAGATACAGCAGTTCTACCACCGATCGCAATGCCGCCAGCTCCTTGGTTAGATTCACCAGCATTGTAGCCAATACCGATGCTTTCTGGACCGTAGTTGTGATAGTTGTCAGAACCAATGTGGACATTACCGAAACCAGTTCCTTGGTTTGAAACAATAACCACACCACCTTCAACCATTACATTACTATCAACCTTCAAACCAGTTTCAGTGTTGGAGAAGATGACAGTGTTTGTAGTAGTGTTGCCCTTATCACTGGCAACTTGGATTGTAATATTACTCAACAAGCCACCATCACCAAAGTAATAGTTGGCAGAGATATTACCATTGACAGAGATGACATTCGCAGCGACATCATCAATTGTTAAATTAGCACCAACCGCCAAAACATCTAAGAAGATGCGGTCAGCCACAATGTTTCCATTCACAATGAGTGCATTTGAAGCCAAATCATCCATTGTGATGTTTGAACCAACTTGGAGGATTGGATCAATAATAGCATTTCCACTAATTGTTAAAATGTTTGAACCGAACTCATCAATTGTAACATTTGAACCAATTGTTAACAAGTCTGAAATGTGAGCATTACCAGACACCTCAACAACATTGGAACCAAATTCATCAATGAGTAAGTTGGAACCCACAGTCACAACATTGGTTGTATGAAGATTGCCAGAAACATAGACAACATTGGAACCAAATTCATCAATAACAAGATTGGAACCCACAGTCACAACATTGGTTGTGTGGAGGTTTCCAGAGACTTCAACAACATTGGAACCAAATTCGTCGATGACAAGATTTGAACCAACAGTCACAACATTAGTTGTATGGAGGTTGCCAGAAACATAGACAACATTGGAACCAAATTCGTCAATGACAAGGTTTGAACCAACAGTCACAACATTAGTTGTATGGAGATTGCCAGAAACATAAACGGCGTTGGAACCAAATTCGTCAAGAACAATGTTAGAACCAACTTCAACAACATTGGAAACATGGGCATTACCAACAATTGTCAAAACATTTGTGCCTTCATTCTCAATTATGAGATTAGAGCCAACTTCAATGACATTGGAAACAAACACATTACCAGTGACAGTAATCACATTTGGAGCAATATCGTCTAAGACAACATTGGAACCCACATGCAAAGCGTGGATAAACAAGTGATTAGCTGAGATATTTCCATTAACTTCAATGACATTCGCAGAGAAATCATCAATCATAACATTAGCACCCACTTGAAGCTTTGGATCAATGAAAGCATTACCACTGATTGTCAATACATTCGCACCAAATTCATCGAGGACAACATTTGAACCGATTGTCAAAAGATTTGAAATGTGAGCGTTGCCTTCAACAAAGACAACATTTGAGGCAAACTCATCCATAATGAGATTGGATCCCACAGTCACAACATTAGTTGTGTGGAGGTTGCCAGAAACATAGACAACATTTGAGCCGTATTCATCAATGACAAGATTGGAACCCACTGTGACAACATTTGAAACATGGGCGTTGCCTTCAACGAAAACAACATTTGAGCCAAATTCATCAATGACAAGATTGGAACCAACAGTCACAACATTTGTGGTGTGGAGGTTGCCAGAAACAAAGACAACATTGGAACCATATTCATCAATTGTCAAGTTGGAACCAACAGTGACAACATTTGAAACATGGGCGTTGCCTTCAACAAATACAACATTTGAACCAAATTCGTTAATAACTGCATTGGCTCCAACTTCAACAACATTGGAAACATGGGCATTACCAATAATTGTTAAAACATTCATGCCTTCTTCTTCAATGAACAAGTTGGCACCGACTTGGATGACATTTGAAACAAAGATATTACCAGTGACAGTAATAACATTTGAGAAAGTATCATCCATTACAATATTGGCACCAATTGTCAAGGCATCTGTGAAGAGGCGCTTGGCGTAAATGTTGTCAGTGACACTTAAATCACCAACATTTGAGGTGCACATATTGGAATATTTAATAACTTCATGTTCCTCGCTATAAACCAAAAGGTTGGAGAAAACATTTGTGACATCACGAACTGGCGCCAAATACAAGGCATCCGCGTTAGTTGTTTCCAAAGCAATAGCGTTGGAAGCATTAATAACAATAGTGTTCATGTGTTGGTTTGTAGTGGCGGCTAATTCACCAATCGCAATTGATGAGCCACCTTGGGATGTTTGACCCGCGAAGGAGCCAATAGCAATTGAGTTCGCACCTTGCTCTGTCTCACCTGCATTTGAACCAATAGCAATAGCCATTTCACCTTGGCTTGTCACACCAGCCAACCGACCAATACCAATAGATGCCGCACCGTAGGCATCGTATGATTCAGAACCAATATGCACTGAATTCTTTGTTGGGTCTCGGTTGAGGATTGTAATGGAAGTGTTCGCTTCAATGTTGCTGTCAATAACAAAGGCAGCGTGAGCATTTTCAAACAAAATAGTCTCAGTTGTCACATTTCCATTGAGTGAAGCATCTTGAATGTTGATGCTCACATTTGTCAACAGAGAACCATCGCCAATGTGGTAGAACGCAGTCACATTACCATAAATGTTGAAGGTTTCAATCAAGTTGGAATGATCCACGGAATCCACTGTAAGGGTAGTGTCATACGCAGAATTCAAAGTCTTCGCCAAGATGAATTCATTACTTTGGTGTGTGTAAAACAATGCAATATTGGAATCCATTTGTTCCATCACAATACCAGTATCATTGCCTACACCAAAGTTGGCATTACCCAAGTGCATGATTGGATCATCCACAATTAAATTCTCTACACCCATAGCTACAAAGTCTCCATCCGCCCTAATATTTCCAGAAACTCGCAAGGAACCATCAATGGAAACTAAATTTGGCGCCATTGTCATCACCGTGTGATCCACAATCTCATTATTCGCCGTGTATCCCAAGACATTTGCCTCCAAATCCGCAACATGTCTGATTGGCTTAATGTGTAGAGTGTTGCTCTCAAACGCCTCTAACGCCTCGGGTGACGCATTCAAAATAATTGAATTTTCAGGTTGTGAATTTGTCCCCGCCATTGTGCCAATGGCAATAGTATTGGCTCCTTGGTTGTTTGAACCCGCGTTGTAGCCAATAGCAATCGCTGACAAATTCTGTGAAATCTCACCCGCACCAGTGCCAATCGCAATGGAATCTGTTTGTTGATCAAAATGCCCCGCCTTGGAACCAATCGCAATGGTTCTTGAATACCAATTACCCTCGTAATTCGCAGAGCCAATCTTAATCTGTTTCTCCTCGTCGCCTAAAATAATCACACCATTTGAAGTTGAGATGTTTGAAGTAATTTCAAACGCCGTAATCGCATTCGCCAAAACTAATGTTCTAAATGTGTTCGCATCTAACTCCGCTATTGTTTGCAAATTACTTGTAATATTTGACAAATACCGACCATCACCATGGTAGTAGTGTGCGGACATATTTCCATTTAGAACAAATACATTCTCCTCGGGATATAAGTCTTCAAAGTATGCTATAGAACTTATATCCACCAAATGTTCTGGATTGCTATTACCGAAACCACTCATACCCCAAGGAGCAATGAATGCAGTTGGATAACCCTCAAAAATGAGAGTTTCTTGGACAATATTACCAATTTCTGCAATTGCTTGCAAGTTCATGACAATGTCAATTGAACCAAGATCATACAACTGTTTCGCTACTGGGTCATAACCCACAACATTGGACGCGTACTTATTAAACTCCAGGTCTGTCACAAGAGTGCCTGAACCTCCTCCAGCTTTCACCATATTTAGAATAGAGTTAGAAAATTATATTAATTAGCATACATCAACGCCGCTTGTCCATTCTGAACCCTAAGTATATTATAACTTATAGCATATGTTGGAAATGTAATTGGGTATAATTCACTATGTAATTTAAAACTTGAGACTCTACTAAAATTGAGGCAACCAGTTGGTTGAAGTTGTGTAACAGATATACCGAAAGCGTACATCATTACATCAGGAATCTGTGTGTTGTTTGAATGATAATAAGCAGGGATGTGCACAAAGTGTGGAATACAATATTTCCAATCACACATGTCTTCTCCATTTACAGACATTTTCATTTTGTTGTAATTTGTATTTATATCACCATAAAGTCGTGTATCTGAGTTAATAAAACATTTTACGGGGTGATTAAAATTTAGTTCTTGAACCCAATCACCAGATGCTTGGTTCTCCTGAACTTGAGTAATCAACATATCAAGTGGACGGGATCTCAATGATTGTCTTTCTTCTTCACCCAAGTGGTAATAGTTGGCATAACATTCCCAATCATAGAATTCTGCATCTCTGCCCCAATACACTCTTACCTCCACATCGTGGTATTGCATGGCACACAATGGGAGAGCAGATTGAACATTTTCACAGAAAAAGAAACGGAATGGGAAGAAATAAGAAGTTCCTGATAGACCTTGGTGACAACCGTAAAAACTTTTACTAATGTTGTTCGCCAAGAAATCAATAGCACACGCCTCTGTAAAGAGGGATGTCTGACGATCTATCAATCTACCACCAATATATAACTCAACATAATCCACTAAAGTTGTCCAATCACCAGAGGCATATGATTCCATATAAAATGGATCACTTGGTGCAATATACATATATCCAATCAAATCACCATATTTTTCAACTGGAATGGTTGAAAATGTTCCGCTTTTGGGTTTACCAGTCATTCGCAGTTTTTCTGGGCCTTGACTGAAGTTTGTATGTCTTTTATATGAGCTATTAAAAAATGAAATTTCTGGATCACCAGTCAAATGAACATCCTGAGCTCCAACCGCCACTAACCTCTGAATTGCTGAAGAACTCATACTAATTTAATTATTAATCATATTTTTTTAATAGACGATAAAACATGATTGACAACTATAAATTTATGGAAGAATCACACTTGGGCTCATACATTTGAATCTCAAAACAAGGAAGTGTTCATCAGTGGATTGAGCTGGTTCTGGTATAGTATTACCAGTTTGATCTAATAATGAAACTGTTAATCTATCAACTCGGCGAATTGGGCTTGGGTATTCATGAGTAATTTCATAGTGATCTCTCTCTCTAAAACTAATAAGCTGTTCGCTTCCTGTATGTTCTGATGCAGTTACTATACTTGCAAAAGCACCTCTAACTCTAGAAATTTCATTTGCACCGTTATACTCAGCAGAAGCTCTTTCACTAAACAATGTCTTAAATTCATCAATGTCCACATATAAATGTTGAACGGAATCATTTGTGTGAATGTGTGTGCTCAACAATTTAGCTTGAACAACATTTTTTAATGGTTCATTCAAATAAACTGAAAAAGTGTTTTTACTCGCCTGACCCAAAGTATCAACCGTGACGGTGAAATAATCGTAATTCTTGTCTGGCAAGTTCATTATATTATATATTTGGTTTTATTTTTTAGATAAGTGGCTCACCAATTCCACCGACGACTTCATAATCAGATTGGTCATAGACAATCTTTTGGATGCCACACGCACCCCCTGGGGTTAAGTCCTTGGTGTATGGAGAACCCTTCGCAGCACCTGGAACACATTCCAAGGAGTATGGAAGACCCGCAATAGAATCAGTGTTCTTCTCCTTGATTTGGATTTCACGGAGAGCGTAGGTAGAGGAACCCTTGAACATTTGAAGGAGAACCGCAAGGGCAAAAATTATAACAATCCATTTTAAAATTTGTTTATTGGTGTTGTTCATAGCAAACATCTGGTATATATTGGTATAAGAAAAAAAGTGAGTTAAAAACGAAAAGATAATTTAAAGCATAAGAGTATAATGGACGAAATTGTCATTGACCGGGGTGATGCTCCAACCATGAATTTAGATGAGGATGAACAGCGCCTGTGGGATGAGATTGAAATATCAAAACAGAAAAAATCAAAACCCCTGAAAAGACCGGGATCTAGACCAGCTCCTCCAACATACGAAGACAACTTGGATGATGAATTAGATGCTTTTGCGAATCCAATGAAACAACAGGCTGAGAAACCTCCACCACAAATGTTCGGAAACGCACCAGATGAGGACGATGACGATGATATGATGGATTACCAGTCAGAAGCAGGAAGTTTGACACGACAACCCCAAGCCGAAAAACCATCTACTGGATATTTCAGTGTAGATGATGAAAAAGCAGACTTGTTAAACAAGCTTACCAGACTTGAGAAGAAGGGGTTTTCCATAAATAAACGCCTTAATGCTTACTCAGATGTAAATGAGATGAGAGCGGAATACAAGCGCATAATGTATGGCATAGAAGTTGAACAATCTATCAAATTTTCCAGGAGAATGTTGGTGGCCTGCACAACAGGGTTAGAATTCCTTAACAGACGATACAACCCCTTTGAATTACAACTTGAGGGATGGAGTGAGTCTATTATGGAGGATATTGATTCATATGACGGTGTTTTTGAAGAGCTTTATGCGAAATATAGAGCAAAGATGCAAATGGCTCCAGAAGTCAAATTGATTATGATGTTGGGTGGTTCAGCTATGATGTTCCACCTTACAAACAGCATGTTCAAGGCTGCTATTCCAAATGTAAATGATATTTTGAAACAAAATCCAGAACTAGCACAATCAATGATGTCAGCGGTTAAGAACACAGTTCCCAGGGGTCAAGTGGGAGCTCAACCCAGACAACAATCAGCAGCAACAGGGGAAGAATATGAAATGGCGGGTCCAGGTATTGACTTGTCCCAGTTGATGGGAACCATTTCAATGCCACCACCACCACCAGTTTCTTCAACCGCGATCAGTAGACCAGAACCAGTCCCACAAGAAGATGATGATGTTTCTGACATTGTCTCAGACCACGGCGAAGAAGAAACCCAGGAAGAGGATCAAGTGAAGGAAGTTGCCATCCCAGCTTCAAAACCCAAAAGAGGAAGAAAGTCCAAAAAGAATGAAATAAATCTTTGATTATATAAATGTTAAGCTATGCTTTCTTAGAGGAGGAAGAGGTTGAACAAGTCAAACCTCCCTCACTAATTACTAAACAAATGGTCGCGCCTACTATGGTGCCTACTAAATCACCTGTGTCCCAGGACGAAACAGAGTGTAATTTAGTAGTCATGTTCTTCGTTTTCGGAGTTCTTATCTTGGCTGTTATGGATTCAACCAAGCGTTAATTATATTTTGTAATAAAACACTTTTGGAGTTTTTTCCTTCAAAAATATTTTATTTATTTGTTCTTTAATTGTTCTTTCAACTCCGCAACTTCTTTTTTCAATTCTTTGATGCCTTCAACCAAAAGACCAACCATGTTACCATATGCCAAACTATATATACCTTCTTCATTTCCTATAACAGCCTCTGGCAACACATCAAATACTTCTTGTGCCACCAAACCTGTCATTTGCTTATCATTCATTGTGAATGTATAACCGTTCAATTTATCAATCTTTTCAAGAGAATTATCAATCTTAACAATATTACTCTTCAACCTAATATCTGATGTAGCAGTCACTTCGGGTGCTGTTATAGTTCCGCTGCCATTAACATTTCTAAACCAGGAATCACCATTTGCATCACGAGCTACAAGAGTTCCACCATTTGCCACCGGACCAGCATTTGTTGTTATTGTTCTATTAACACTACCATCAAATTGTGTAGAAGCATCGGTGAAAGTAATGTAGCTTGATGCGCTATTCAAATACAAATTACCCGCCAACACTGGGTTATTCAAATCAGATGTAATCTTAGATTCACCATACAACAACATACCATCACTGTTAAGCTCTAAAACACCTGCAATCGCAATACCATCTTCACTAAGTGTGACAAGACCATCGCCAAATGTAATGACCTTATCAGTATACATGTTAATACCATTGCTATTTACATTAGCAACATCAACATCGTCGCTTCTAAATCTAATATCCACGGCACTTCTAGCATTCAAGAATGTTGTACCACCACTCCCTTGTCTCAAAGCGTAATTAGTATTTGTTCTAAAATCCTGGTGTGTAAAAGTAGCGCTATCAAGGTGGGTTCCAGTAACACCAATAGCAGCCTTACCAAAGTGATGATATGTATCTATATCATTCATCATATACATTTGACCTGTCGCACCATCAATGTAACCCAAATCAGAATTGTCAGATCTGAAACGAATAGTTTGACCTGCATCTGTGTTTATATATGTAGTGCCATCGGAAATCTGAGAAAGAGCATATTGTGGTGAATCAACATGTGTAAAACTAGCATGATCTGAAAGTCCATTAATGAAACCAATATTAGATCTACCAATCTGGGCATAACTATCACTATCAAAAGCAATATACACATTACCATCTGTCTCTAGAGAACCATAGAAGTGTGTATGCAAATTATAATTTTGAGGTGTGAAAGTAGTCACAGTTTCATCATCTTGTGTGTAAGCAAAAACTAATTCCTGATCTGAACCACCCATGTATCCCATCAAAACATTTGAACCCTCAGCGGATACATTTCTACCCATAATAATACCCATATCCAATGTTCCGAGAGCATTGTTCGCCGCAAGCACGAGAACGCTGTCATCAACTACGAAACTTTGTGAAGAAACTGCAGCGAAAGCACCAGTAACAATCAAGTTTGCATACAAATAAACATTACCCTTTTCATCAAGGAAAAAGTTATTCATTGAAACAACTTCACAGTTATTTGTGTATGTAAGAATACAATGTCCCGTTTGGTCAGTTCCCTCTTCTATGCGTCTAAGTGGTGTAATATATGTAGCATTTGGAAGACCTGGATTGAAATATTGATCTGTAGCATTGAAACAAATTGTATTAGCTGTAGTAATATCTGTAAAAGAACCAAATGCCATTGTATTATCTCCAACCGCATTGGCTTTGTGACCAATAACAATACTGTTTCTACCCTGTCCCACAGAAGCAGCTTGAACACCGAGAGCAAATGAATTCGCCCCTTGGTTAGATGTGCCAGCTTCAAAACCTAAGGCTACACAGTTTTCACCTTGGTTTGTTTTACCAGCTTCGGTGCCAATAGCGACTGAATTAGCACTTTGGTTGGTAAAACCAGCTCTGCCACCAATAGCAACAGAACCATATCCTTGTGAGGTTCTACCTGAATTGTAACCAATTGCAATTGCATTAGCACCTTGTGTGTCATCACCAGATCTGAAACCCCAAGCAATTGATTGAGCTCCTTGACTTGTTTGACCTGCACGGAAACCCATAGCTTGTGAATATTCACCTTGTGTATCTCTACCAGCATTGTATCCCATGGCTATACCATATGCACCCTGCAATGATGAACCAGCCAAGTGTCCAATACCAATATTGTATTCACCTTGTGCTTCCAAACCAGCTTCAAAACCAATGGCAATAGCAAAACTATTTTGGTTAGATTGACCCGCATTATAACCAATAGCAATTGCATTAGAACCTTGTTGTATTTCACCTGCATTGTGTCCCATTGCCATTGTTCCATCACCTTGGGATGTTCTACCAGCACCGTGACCAATAGCAAAAGCATTGGCACCTTGAGTATCTGTTCCAGCTTGAGAACCAATAGCAAGAGCACCCAAACCTTGGGATGTTCTACCAGCATCTTCACCAATAGCTACAGCATTAGAAGATTGGTATGAACTCGCCGCGTTTGTCCCTATAGCAACAGCAAATGGACCTTGGGCATAAATACCCGCTCTATAACCAATCGCAGTTGCATGTGCATTTTGACCTTCATTACCAGCACCATCACCAACAGCTGTTGCGTGAGAACCTTGTCCCACTTCCCCAGTCTCACGACCAATAGCAGTAGCTCGTAAACCCTGACCCTCGTTACCAGCACGATGACCAATAGCCACAGCATATCTACTTTGACCTAATTGACCAGCTTCATTACCAATAGAAATTCTATGAGGTTCAGAGAAACCTGGTGAATGCACTGGACCATCTGGTTGAATACCACCAATCATAATAGAAGAACCCGCAGCAGTTGCATCTATAAGTATATCATTTTCAAACTTAATATTTGAAGCAATAACAAGTGATTCACTTGGGTGAGCGAGACGAACAACATTCGCAGTCACATTATCATTATTTACAACTTGATCCAAATTTACAGTAAAATTATAAAGATTACTAGCATCAGCAGTTATGTAAGAACAAACAATGTTACCAGTTGTAAACATCTTTGTTTCTGTATCATCATTAAACCAAATATTGCTCCCAACATCCATTGTGTGAACGGGAAATTCATTAGCAATACCAACATTTGATTCAGTTATAAGACTCACTGTGTTATGAACAAAACGAACAGTGTTTGCAGTTGTATTACCAATATTTGTCACATAATTGAATGTAGAACAAATACTACACACGGGGACATTTGTCAAATAACGACCATCACCCTTGAAATAATAAGAACGAATATTACCTGTAACAGTTAAGATTTCATCGTCACCCGCGTCATCAATAACATACAAGTTACTACCCACATCTAAATTGTGAACTGGATCCACATTACAAATACCAACATTAGAAAAAGTCACAAAAGCAGTTTCATTATTTGCAAACTGCACTGTATTTGATGTAACATTACCATTATTCACAGAAGCTTCTAAATCTGTAGAACTCACTACATTTGTAACTAAATTACCATCACCCGCAAAACCTCTCGCAACAATAACACCATCTACAAACACGGTATTCGCAGAAGTTTCATCAACCCAAAACTTTGAACCAACATCCAATGTGTGAATTGGTTTAACATTAGCAACACCAACGTTTGATGTTGCAACAAGACCTATAGTTGGATTTTGAAACTCAATAGTATGCGATGTTGTATTACCTTGTGCAGTAATAACCTGAAGGGGGGCTGCAGTAGCCGTCACATTTGTAATAAGAGTACCATCACCAACAAAATGTGTAGCCATTATGTTCCCGAGCATCATCAAATTACCTGTCGCAGCAATATTACCAGTCACATGCAACACATTCATTCCAGCATCATCCACATACAAATTACTACCAACATCCAAAGTGTGAACTGGTGTAATATTAGCAATACCAACATTTGAAGTTGTAGTAATTGATGTTTCAACATTTTGAAATAACACTGTGTATTCAGTATTTGCACCCCTACTCATAATATCGTTCAAATCAGAGGTCATCACGAGATTAGTCAAAAGAGAACCTTCACCCTCAAATGTATCAGCCACAATACCACCCCGCACAGTCAATACATTAGATTGTTCATCTGCAATCGAAAGATTACTACCAACATCCAATGTATTTGTTGGAGTTGTGTTGGCAATACCAGCATTCTTGACTGTAACGAAAGCAATTTCTGGGTCATTGAATTCTATAGTATCTGTAGCGACGTTACTCACAAACACAGACATACTATTAATATCTTACAATTTTTTTTATTCAATTATTAAACACTTATTAAATAAATTATCTCTACTTTCTTCTACTGAGTTCTTTACTTTAGGAACATTGAACCCACAATCTCTATAAACTTTGGATCGTTTATAATACATGGCGTTCAATATAGACCAATTATCTATAATGTCATAAATATGAGGAACATTCTTCTTACCAGGTGTTTCTCTCAATATACGACCAACTGACTGTTTTATATCACTCTTAGGTGTAGCCAATATAACAGTATCAAGTGCAGGAATATCTAAACCTTCGTGCGCCTGACTAAATGTTGCAAATATAATAGCCTTTTCAGCACTTTCATCCAATTTTTCCTGTTTCATTCCTCCCATATATAATCCTGAACTTTTGGGAAATCTATTATGTAAATATTCACAATGAAAACGACGATCGCTCAATACCAAAAGTTTTCTACCTTGGTTGTAAATATCACGAACCAATTTTACTATCATCGCATTTCTTCCTGGGTGCTCAACAAGCTCCGTAATCATATTTACAAGGGACAATTTACCATTTCTTTGCAATGGGGGAGATTGTGTATACATGGGACACTCATACTTAATTGGAAATACCTCTACTTGTTTCTGATTTTCCCTAAATGCCGAAAAAAAGGTTGGACCAATAAACCAATGAAGAACCTTTGTTAATCCATCTTTTCTTTCAGGGGTTGCAGATAATCCATAAATATGTTTTGGACATAATTTAAACAAACTTTGGGAAAATACTTTTGCACATATATGATGTGCCTCGTCAACAATCATTGTTCCAATTGAATCAAAATCATTTGATTGATATTCCCTAGTTGAAAGAGATTGAAGCATCGCAATAACAAAATCACAATTTGTCTCCAATTTATTTTGTTGAACTCTACCAATTGTTGCATCTGGACAAAATTGTTTAATCTTTTCTTCCCATTGGTTCGCCAAAAATTCTTTATGAACAACAATCATTGTTCTATATTTCAATTTACAAGCAATGGCAATAGCAGTCACAGTCTTACCAAAACCACAATCAAGGGATAAAATACCATGCCCTGCCTCAACACCTTTTCTCAATGCCTCATTTTGAAATGTCTCATCTCTCAACTTCCCAATAAATTTCACTTTTTCAGACATCTTAGTAGGTTCAGGTCTCCTATCTTCTTTGGGAATTCCAAACTTTTCAATCCCAAAATATCTAGGAATACATAAACCCTTCTTTGACTTACGGAACACTTTAAAGGGAGGTGGAGGAAAACTAAACTCATTATTAACTACCGCTCTCACAGTTAATTCTTTTTTTAACTCTGGTGTTTCAGGAACAATGTAACCAGAACGAATGAGCATTATTTATTTTACGGTAATATTCTTTATGTTGGAATCATTAGAATTATTTATAAGAGAAACAATATATTTCATGTCAATAGAAGGAACTTTTGGTACCAATCCAGTCATGTGTTTGGGAAAATGAACTTTCCTTTTTATAAATGCATTTTTATTTTTTGTATTATAAATAATAAAATCATTTGAAAAATATTTTTCAAACTCATGCATTTTTCCAATATCAAACCATGTGTACCAATCTTCCATTTTGTTCATCATTAAATCAGCTTTATGTTTTTCAACATGTTCATTAAATTTTTTTATGCAACATGGATAATTACCTTTGGGAATATATAAATATCTTTCAATCTCATATTTGTCATTTAAAATATAATAATTTCCAAAGTCACATTTAAAATATTTATCTTTGGGACAAATAAATCCTTTATAAAAATGAAATAAATCTTTCAACATCATACCCTCATGTCTTGTGTCACCCAAACACACTTGTTTTCCAACGATATTAAAAAATTTTTTTACACCATTTATTTCTATAACATCATCTTGAAAATAAGAACGAATAATTGTGATAGAAGATTTTTCATCATCCATCTCAACACTTTCAATTGAATATTCGGGACGATATTTCAATATATATTTTTTCAAATTATCCATACCTGGGGGACAATGAATAATAATATAACTGTTACATTTCGCAAGCTTTGATAAAGGTGGAGGTTTATCAAAAATTGTTGGCATTTTATATCTAATTACAATAAGGTTGTTTCTTTTAATATCCAAGTATAACCAGAATGATTATCATCTATTTTCCAAATTCCTTTAAAGTCTACAACAAATTCTATTTTATCACCCCGAACAAAACATGATACTCCTTTCAAACCATTCATCTTCACCATAACTCTATTATATCTATAAGGAACTTTCACAGTTAATATATTTCCATCCAAAGGATTAAATCTTTGTCTCGGATATTTGTTTTGCATCTGAAAAACTTTACTTGAAACCTGTGGAGGAATCAATATCCTAATATATTTCCGTTCATTGTGAACGTAGAGTGGTTCATAGATTTCTCCGACGAACTTCATTAATTATGATAAGTATTAAAACTATAAGTATGATAAATGTTGAGACCTTTAAAGGAGACAATGGTTTTCTGGTTCCAATTTTCTCATTACAAAAATTTCTACCAACTTCTATAGCTGCTTCAATACTTGAATATGGAGTATTTCTTGGGGACATCATACCACACATAGCAACCTTGGGGTTTTCACCAAAAAATGGTAGTTGTCCATACTCACTCACAACACCAGAACTTTGTGTCATTTTCCAACGATTGTTTTGCCAATAATTACCTGTCGCAACTCTTGCACTTTCTGGTTCGGGAAGACCAAGTTGAGAAATAATTTCTTTGTATAATTTTTCTGGTGGACAAGTTAATATTTCTTCATTCAAATTACACATCATACATGAAACAGTTTTCTTGTCAGGTAATGTAGATGCTAAAATGTGCCATCTTGTGTTCACAGATGTTTCAACTTCATTTTTTATTTCAACTGGTTTATCATAATCTAATAAAACATGTAAACATGTGTAGGAACTATACAATAATATTTCTCTTGCATCTGAACCCCAATTTTTTCCAACAAAAATAGAAGCTGGGAAATTATCAATACATAAAATAATTAAATCACCAGTGACTAATTTATTGTTTGAAAATGTTGCTTCAAAATTACCTGGTAAATATTTTAAATCTGTAAGTTCAGTATTCAAATGTAAATTTATTTTCTTTTCAAGAAGAGCCTTTTGCATTGCTAAACCCATTTCCCTACCAGAAACTTTTTGTTCCCATTGAGATGATAAACCAACTTGATTAAATGATTCAACAAATTCATAAGCTGTCATTACATCCCAACCAACTCCATCTATGGAATATGTCACATTTGATAAAATAAGTTTTCCATTTTCAGACAAATTATAAACAGAATCTTTCAAAGATTGTTTTTTATATTTTTCGGGATTTGTAAAAACTCTAAAAACTAAACCTGTCAAACATAAATAATCTTTCAACTCAAAATTTTTAAATAAATATTTATAAAGTTCGGAAGAATCTCTTTTTATAAAATAATCATTCCATTCCATGTTCATCTCACTAAAAAGACTTAGTGTGTTTACAAAGGCATTCTTGAAAAGCATTCGTGGAGCATGAAGGTCTCTCTTCTCACCTGTAGGCTCATGCCATGATCCACCTAATGCATCTTTCTTTTCATATAAATGAACTTCATGTTCTGTATTATTTAAAAGTTCCCAAGCGATAGAAATACCTGTTGGACCACCACCAACTATATGAACTTTCATCTAATATATAATTATATATTTATTGTTCGTAAATATATAATTATTTTGTTTGTATTTAAAAAATAATTTATTTCAATTTAATAACCAATTTATAAGTATCAGTATTTGGATCCTTGAATGCAGTCACTCTCTCATCAACAACAGATTTCAATAAACATTTACTTTCTGTTTTATCGTATGTAAACATATTACATTCAGTGTTAGACAAACAATCTGCTTGACAAGACATAGCATCTGTGGTTTGTATTTCATCAACAAAGTCTCCATCAAAAACATTTACACCTTCAATCTTCAAAAATTGTTCTGATTCAATATTACTTGTTGGTCTTGGCAAATTTTGAATGTCTTCAATTGTTTGAATAATTTCTTCGGGATAAGATGGTTTAATGAATTTATCTTTGTTGTATGGAGGAGCGTATGTAGTAACATTTGAATTGTATTCCAATGCATAAGCATCAACACCATCCTTTGGCATATGGAACTGACATAAATTACCATTTGTCAAAGTAATGAATTGACAATTTCCAAAGTTGGCGGTGCAATTGGCAGCACACTCTTTAGCAGAATCAGTAATATATTCTAATACAATTTTACTTGTATCCGCAGCAGCCTTGGAATAAGCAATAATCCCATAATCACATTTATCAGCATTCGCAACTTTCTTTTCAGTTTTTTTATCTTCAATTGGACACTTGTCTCCAAGTAAATTAGCAGGTGTTTTAATCTTATAAGTGCGCTCTACAACACCACACTTACCATCCTCCGCTTTGCTCCATTCACCCCATTCACCGTAACAATTTACAGCCTCACATTTATTCGCTTTTTCATAAAGTTCTTTTTCTTCATCAGTGTGAGTATTTGAAGTTTTATATGTCTCACAAAACTTTTTTAAATCTTCAGTCTTTGACATATCATTTTCTTTTAAGGCTCTTGATAAACCTGGAATGTCAACAGTTGTAGTAACGGGAGGCTCCTTGTTTTCAACCAATTTGTATATAGAAGAAACTATAAATATAATTAGTAAAAGTATTATAACAATTCTAAGGAATAATCGATTTTCATTATAAAATTCTTTAATTCCCATATTACAATACTATGATATTTTTATTCTAAGGCGTTTCAATTTTTCTTCAAATTCTCTCTTCTCACCTGGTGCCTCTATTGGCTTTCCTGAATTGAGAGCTTCAATCTCTGGACCAGTCAAGGTAATTGCATCCAATCTGAAATCTTTGAATGCCTCCATTGTCAGTGGAACAAGAGGTTCAATAAGTTTGAAGATGGCATTCGCATATTCTCTAATTTCCCATTGTGCGGTTTCATGCATTCTCAACTGAAGGAAATGCATCAAATTGTGCAAATCCATTTTCCAAACAATACTCGTATATGTTGATTGTGGGAGAACGCCTCTTGCTTGTTCTCTAGCCACACCATAACCCAAAAGAACATTATAAATGTCAAAAGAACTTTTAATATGCGCACTCATTTGTTCTCTCATGGCGCTGGGAACGTTTTCCAATAATCCATCTGAGCATTGCTTGTTGATTTCGGATTGCCCCCGTAAAATGTCGGGTTCATATGCCTGTTCTTCCACGACGGAGTAGCGGGCGGAGAGTTCGTTGACGCTCCCTGTTCTATGGCGCATAAGCTGTCTTGCGATATAGATTGGGAGTTTGATTTGAAACTTGAAGGAAACCATTTCCAACGGGGTGTTGTGCCAGTGTCTAATGAGATATCGGAGAAGGCCTCTTGTTCCTCTTGATGTTTTTGTGCCGTGTCCATAGCTGACCCTCGCTGCGTCAACAATGGCCTCATCCAAGTTCTCCCTTGGCATATGGTCAATGAGTCGTACATATCCATCATCAAGGACTTTAATTTCTGGAAAATTGTGCTCATCTTCAGCCATAACTTTTGGATTATTCTACACTTATTTCTTTAATTTCACAACCTAAGTCAGAAATGAATAAAATGTTATTAAAAGATTAAGATGACTCTCGTTTGTATTTGCCAACTTGGAACTGTTGAGGAACTTCGTTCCAAAACACCTGATATTATTAAGGAGTTTAATGAGAATAAATTTTCAGATATAATGTATTGGGCTTCTAGAGATCAAAATTGTGAAAGAGGTTATGAAAAAACTAAATTTTTGATTGACTGTGCTAAACAAAAAAAATGTGATTTGTGTGTTTGTTGTAAAGGTTCAATGAAAGGACTTATTCAATCACAAAATTGGAAAATTTTAAATGAAATTAGACCTTACATTGACATGAATGTATTCCATGATGAAGTAGATTTAACATATGATTTTGACACGTTCGATAAAACAAAAATTTTCATCTAAAGAATAGAATACTTTTTAATATAAGATGATTGATTATCACCAAGACTTATTGGAATTTTTTAAAACAAATAATATTCCTATACCAAATGTGCAGACATTAAGAGGAAGAGCACTCGCATTAATGTCTCAACCCGAATACAGAAATGGTTCTAAATTTATCGACCGATATATTGCTTCAGAATTTTTCAATAATTTGGGATTAAAAACAAATGATTCCATTCAACCATTTAACAAACCTCTAAAAAATTTAAAACTTGTAAATTCAAAAAGAGGTTTTTATTCTCTTCTCTATCCATTTCAAATAGACGCTTTTCAGGTTTCTAAAAGAATTTCAGTTGATACCAATGTTCTTAAAAATGGTTCAAAAGAAGAACAGATTAAGATTGTAAAAACTTTTTGGAAAGAAAAAACAAAAAAGTTAATTGAAGAAATTAATTTTTTAGTAGAATCAAAAAACAAAAAATGTTGTTTGTTAATTGATGAAAAAATAAACGAAGCAAAATGGAATATAAAATATATATTGGAACCCAAATCAGAAGAATGGCACGTGGGTCATTTAGATGCGGACAAGGGAAATGAACCAGAGAACTTAAGATATCAACCACCAATTCAGGCTCGTTTTAGAGATAAATATATTTTCAATGAATTCTTTGAACGTTTAAAGAAATAGTTTGTAATTAATATAATGACAATAGAACACACTGATTGTCTAGAAGGAATGAAAAAAATTCCTGACAACACCATAGACATGGTATGCACAGATCCCCCATATTTTTTAGATGGATTAGGAAATGATTGGGATAAAAATAAATTAGACAAAAGAGGTTCTTCTTCAACTGTTAGTAATTTACCAAAGGGTATGAAATTTGATCGTAACCAATCTAAAAAATTTAAAGAATTTTATAATTTAATTTCGAAAGAAGTTTTTAGAATATTAAAACCTGGTGGTGCTTTCATATCTTTTAGTAGTCCAAGGTTGTATCATGCTTTAGCAAGTTCTGTTGAAGATCAAGGTTTTGAAATTAGAGATATGTTAGGATGGGTATATACACAGTCTCAAGTAAAAGCATTCAAACAAGATCATATTATTAAAAATGACAAAACAAGAACGGACGAACAAAAAAAAGAATTAATTGAAAAATGTTCTAACTGGAGAACACCAATGTTAAAACCTTCAATAGAACCAATGTGTTTAGCAGTTAAACCTATTGAAGGAAGATATATAGATAATTTTGAAAAATATGGAACAGGATTATTAAATTGTTCGGACGAAACATTAGTAGATGGTAAATTTCCATCAAATATAATGACAACCCAAGAAGGTGTATTGGACACAACTGTATTTATGGTAAAGAAACCAAACAAAAAAGAAAAAGGTGAATCAAATACACATCTTTCAGTAAAACCAATTGAACTTATACAGCATCTTATTCAATTATTTACAAAAGAAGGTGCTACAGTTTTAGACCCATTTATGGGTAGTGGAACAACTGCGATTGCATGTGTTCGTTCAAATAGACAATATTTGGGTTTTGAAATTAATGAAGAATATATAAAAATTTCTGAGGAAAGATTAAGAAATGAATGATTGGTATGACCATAAAGTATTAAGATATGATGAAGTTCCTCATAATAGATTTTGTGTAGGATGTTTGTTTACAAGCATAATGATGACAGTAGCTGGTGCTATTTTTTATACAATAAAGAGTACACCCTAATTGTAATTAAAAAATGATGAACTTTTGGGGAGATTGCGAACCATTAACTAAAGTTGAGAAAGGTATAATTGTTACATTTATTAGTGCTCTACTTATAGTGAAATATAAATCTGCTATATAAATCACTAATTTGATTTCCTTCTAATGATGACCACTCTTCTAATCTAAATCCTGACTTTTCTAATTCACTCCATAATAAGTCCTTGTGTGCTATAGGTTCGGACTTAGCACCATCTTTGTAATAAGGTGTATCTACCAAATTCACAAATAACTTTTCTCCAAATCCACCATATGAACCTTTTGTAATAAAAAAGTTTCCCATATCATCTTTTATTGGTGTCTTCATAATAATTTTTTCAGAATCGGGAATAATTCCAATTAATAATCCACCTGGTTTCATTCTTTTTTTGATTTCCCTAATGGACTTGAAAAAAAGATCTGCACTTTGGAAGATATAATGTAATGAAAAATTAAAACAAATTATATCATATTTTCTGTTAGGACAATTAAATATATCACCCTCGTAAAAATTTACTCTCATCTTCATATTTCTAGCTCTTGATTTTGCTTCTTTGAGAGCATCACTTGAGGGGTCACACATATTTATATTTACTCCACAGTTGTGCCATTTTTGTAAATCGCCACCAAAACCACACCCTACATCTAAAATGTGCTGACCTTCTTTTGACACATTTTGGATGAGTAATCGCTTGGCTTCATTATGATGCTTTCGGATTTCTTCCATTTATTTAATATTAACCAATAGCTTTAATTAGTTGTTCTATTGAAGAATAATATTTTTTTAGATCCCTCAAAAATCTTTTGTTTGATAAACACTTATCTTTTCCTTCGTTCTTTATGAGCCAAGCCAAATTAGAACGAGAATATTTTGATTCTTTTTGGTGTTGATTTGGTTTTCTTGGTGAAACCTTTTTGACTTGGGTTGCCTTTTCAACTTTTTTATCTTTTGAGGGAAGAAAACTTAGTGTCTGCATAACAACATCTGCCAAATCATCTTTCTTTTTATGACTTTTGAAAAAATCTACGAGGTGACTATTAACATTATTACTTTCTAAAAATTGTTGACATCTTTCTATGGCAGCTTTTTTCCTTCTATTGTATTGTGTCTTTCCACCACCAACAATATCTGGAATTTTAAACTTTGCATCATAAATTATAACTTCTGCTTCGGGGCATCTACACAAAAAGTAAGTGTGAAGCATATGTTCAACAGATTTCATTTTTTTATTTTTACCGGGTTGCTTTTCAATCAATATAATATTTGATTTTAGAATCCAAGGTAATCCATCTAAATAACCAACCATATTCTTGAAAAGTCCAATATCTGATTCCATGGGGACACCCCCTACGGACCATTCAACAATCTTGTTTTTCTTTTCCTCGTCCATGAGGGCTATAGCCAAATTAACGATGCCGACATCTATAGACAGTATCATATATAATTAAAGAATTTTAAGTCTTTAATATGTTTAATCTAAAAAGCGCTTACGACGCTTGGGGTCAAAATCTTTTTCCTTGTCTTCCATCTTTTCTTTTTTCATAAACCACCACAAAAGAACTAAAACAATTAAAAACCACAACAATTTATTCATTTACTATTGGAAAATATTTTATTTTTTGGTAGTAAAGGATCTGTATTCATTGATTTTGCAATTGCTACATTTCTTTGTTTATTCAATAATTGTCTTGCTAAATTTCCTTGTGAGTGTCTTTGTTGGGTCCAAAAAAATAACCATACAAAAAATAGACCACATACAACACTAAAAACAATATTAATAATTTTATTATTTTTTTTATCTTTCTTTTCAGACATTTATATAAACACATATAAATTATCTAGAAGCGGCGGCAGACTTCATTGCATTTTGACCACCTTCTGATAATGCAACTCTCATGACAACAATCAATAGGACACAAATTGCAATGCTTAAGCCAATCCAAACCCATTTAGCATCACCAGCGAAAGCTCTTTTAAACATTTCCCCGAATCCTTGAAAAATACCAGTATTTTCTTGTTTGACTGTGGTATCTAATCTATTAAGAACATCGTTAATGGTTGTATCATTGACCAAGTTGTCAACTAAATTGTCCATAACAGCGGTAGAAATTGTAGAAGCAACAATGTCTTGGGTAATATCAATTGGAGCATTACATTCTTTAATAATTATTTTACCTTCGGCAATTGCAACGGAAGCTGCGGCAACTTCTTGAACATTTTCAACACTAAATGTTCTATCAACAACGTTTTCAATTGAGGTATTCATTTCAGCTGACAAATTTTGTTTAGCACCTGGGGACAAACTCAAAAACCCCGAAGTGCTTTCCAGTGTATCTTCTGCGGAATTTGTAAGAGCATTTGTAACTTCTGTTGCCATAGTTGAAATATTTTCAATTACTTGGGTTGCATCAGAAATAGTTTCTGATTTTATACTTTGAGCAACATTTACTGGGCATCCAGGGTTCATTTTTTCTATTTCAATAACTAAACTGGCGAGTGTAGTATTTGTAGCAGAAACCTTTTGTGAATTTTTTGAAACTGTTTCGAATATATTTTTGTTCACTGCTTCCATGTTAAAAATTTTTTCTACTTCTTGTTTTGCATCGCAGTCTGTGCCTGCTAATCCTAAAACACACCAACCCATTTTGGTATATATTCAGGCAAGATTTAAAATCTCTGCTGAATACAAATGAAAGGAGATTCATTCAGATGGCGCTCGTTACTACTTGCTTTGATAGTATTGGCTCTTGTTAACATGTTAATAAAATCATGTAAAACAAGTATGTTAGAAGTTGAAGAAGAAAAGTCTATTGAGGAAAAAAAGAAGGAATTAGCTGAGTATTTATTGGCTAAAAAGAAATTTATACCAAAGCTTAGATCAAATATATCGGGTAGATTCAAGTCTATTACATCAGACGAATCTACATTAGAAAAAGTTAATGAACACATTGGAAAAAATAATTATGATGAACTTGTGACAATATTAAATTCTTTGTAATAATTAAGTATGGTTAACCTTACAGTGGAACAACCAGAGACGGGGGGTTATTTTCACAAAAAAACTAAACGAAAGCAAACCTGTTCTGCCACACCAGGGGATTGTGTAAGAAATACTGTCTCTTCAAAAGGTCGTTCAGATTGTGCTTACAAATGTATAAATAACACTGAGGAAGTTCGTAAAGCTTTGGGGGGTAGAAGATGTTTGGCATTTAATTTTTCATACAAGGATAGAGCCCATGACAACGCTTGGGAAAATCCAAGACAAGATAATAGTGCTTTTTGTGAACTAAGCAGCAGGGCTTACTGGTCTGGTCAATGGCACGGGAGTGGTCCAGCAAGTAAAAGAAGATTTACTACTCGTATTAAGGATAATAGACCAAATCGTCCACCACCAGAGGATAAAAGAAAAGGATGTTATGCGGAAGTTTTTGAAGAAGGTAATTTTGAACACTGGAATCGCACAGCTTCAGAAGGTAAGGATTTTGATTTTGAGGATTATGCTAAAAACAGAAATAAGTCATTAAGAGTTAAAGGTTGCGTTGGAAACGCTGCGGTTGCCTTTTGGGATGAATCTGGAACCAAGGCTTTCTTAACAAGCGACACTGATATGGGTAATATGGGCGAAACTGCTTCTGAAAATAAAATTTCAAAAGTTAGATTTTATCCAATTCCCACTGAAACTGAGGTTCAAATGTCTTATGACCAAAAGATTTTTGGATTAGTAGAAGGTAATAGTTTTGATAATCCAGATGCTGGAAAAATTATTGATAAATCACGAAGAGATAAAATACCTATTGCCAAAGGTTTTAATGGTGATCCATGCCCAGGTGGTAGTATGTTTTGGAAAGATCCAGAAAATATTAGGTGTATTTACAACAAGGCTGATTTTGATGCTAAAGCTCGCGCCTTAGCTCCAATTGTTGAAAATGCCAAAGAGCCCATCTCAAGTCAAAGAAAAGCTATGTATGAAGATTTAGTAAACAGGTATTGCAATGACACTGCAAATTATCATAAGATTATTGGTGTAGATGGTAAAAAATGTTCTCAAGTTGGTGATGCACAACAAAAAGCTATTAAATACTGTAAAGAAAACGGAGGTGAGAGAATTGTGAAGGAAAAGGAAACTTGTAATTTAGAACTTTTGGGTGAATCAAACTTTGATGACATAGGAACAATGTATTGTTCAGAACACCCCGAAGATAACTTCTGTGATTGCTACAACACTGTAACTAGAGGTCTCTGTGATAGAAATCCAGACGCCGCGGGTTGTGCGGATGCCATGGCTAGTGTTGAAGATAAGAAAGATATTGCGGGTGAATCTGGATACAAAATGTTCAAAGATCAAAAACATTGTTTCATATGTCCTTCAAGTGATTTTGTGCCACAAAATGCGATGAAAGCTTGTGGTAAGACTATTCAAATTTGTAATGTTGAAACAACAATTGGTCAAGCCGTTGAATCTGATTTCGCGGCCACATGTGAACTTGATGCCAAGGTGACTGAAGAAATTGAAAATATTTCAAACCAAACAGATGTCACTACAGGTCTTCAAGAGGGTGGAACTGGAACAGGGGATGATAGTGAAACAACTCCAACTAGCACCACTCCAACTGGCACTCCAACTGGCACTCCAACTGGCACTCCAACTAGTTCAGAAGACACTACTACAACCACAACAACAAATGGGGAAGTAAGTGTGTTTATTGCGATTGTTGTTTTCTTGATTTTGTTAGTTGTATTTGGATTCTTTGCTTATTCAATTTCTAAAAAATAAATTCCATTACTTAAAGACGATTAACTAAATAAAGATAATATGGAAGGTGTGTGTTGTTGGTGGTGTTGTCATCCATTTGAGAGTGAGACTCTAAAGCTTCCTTACCATTATGATTATTTACGGAATAAATATGTCACCGAAGGTTCGTTTTGTTCTTGGAGTTGTATGAAATCATACGCCATAAATAAATATGGAGTAAATAAAGGTGGTATTATTTGTGGGAACATAATTACAATGCGTAAGAAAATGTATAACATAATAAGTTCAGTGAGAATGGCACCAAACAGATATATGTTAAAAATGTTTGGTGGTCCCATGACAATAGAAGAGTTTAGGGAAAATACATTAGTTGATAAAGCTAAACCTAAACAAATAGAAACAACAGAAAAGGTAGATAGATTAATTCCTATTATTTCAAACACAAAAAATAAGATGTCTGAAATAAAGAATGCTGTGGGAACAAATGATACTCTCAAGCTAAAAAGAAATAAACCATTGAAGAGGGAACAAAACGATTTAGGAGCAGCATTGGGATTAATCGTCAAACCCAAAACCTAATAAACGAATTTGTTTACTTGTAGGCCTAGAAATAGGTGTATCGCCTTTATCGCTATACACCCATTTCTCTCCATCATGCGCGATCCAACTTACTTGGTGTTTTTCAATTTGTCTACGACAAAGAACACACGGAATAGATGTTCCAACTGTTCCATCTGCTCTAGCTCTATAAATAATCATTCGCCCATATTTTCTTTTTAACCATTTTGAAAAATTATTACTCGGAGAACTCTTCTTCCTAAACTCGTGATACAACTTGTTAAGTAATCGCCTTTCTGCACAGCAGTGGCAAGTGCTTGTAATCGCATCACGAGTGGGACCCTTTCAACGGCGGCTGCGACTTACACATAAAACTTTGAACGGTGCAATAACCCATATTGGTAATTATATTTTTATAGGGACTTATTTTTTTAAATGACAATTTGCACAAGAAACATCATCATGAACATAAGCACACACTGGGCATTCGTTATATAAAGTTTCATTAACAACCTTATGTTCTTGGTGGAGTTGCTTCACACTGTAGATGCCATGAGTAGCCATATATTTCAAACTTGGAAACTTCATATATGTATTATATGATTGTTGTTTTTATACTTTGCCACAGCACAAGATCTCTTTTAATTTCTTACTCGCATTTAATGTCAACATAAGGCTGTCAACAAGGTTTGGAACGAGGGACAATAACAAGACCTCCATATCACTGTCTTTAGATTCATCGCCATCAATATTCTTAATCAATTTAGTCAATATAGCAAGAATAATATCTTTGCGTTCCTCTTCTGTCAATTTCTTAAACTTATTCACTTCAGAAAACAAAATCATAACATAAGAGCACATGTTTCCCTTGTTAATACCTTCAGTCTCAACCTTATCCTTGAGACCTTCATAAACCATCATGATACGCTTAGTATCTATCTTGTCAGCGTGCTGGAGCAAAAGTCCCTTCATTTTGTAATTATAATATCAGCATATATAAAAATGAAAGGAGAACAAACGCTATTTCTCATTGCATTTGCACTTGGTTCATTGAAACTTGTTGATTACTATAAAAATATACTAGACACCAGAGATGTTTCAGATGTTTCTATAACTTACACACTACTAGGTTTAGTTTCAAGTATTATATGGTTGTTCTTTTCAGTTAAAACTGGTTCAAACATTGTTGCTGCGGGAACTTCACTCATAATCGCACTAGAGATGTATATACTTTATATACTACTCGAGCGAGAAATCAAACTCGGTCAGTTGAAACCTAAAAAGGCTGATGAAGAGGCAAATGAGGATTTACAAACACCTATTTAGGCATTGTTACTTGTAGATCCACCTTTTCTATACATAGCGAGTGAAAGAATAAATAACAAAGAAAACGCTACAATGTAATAAATAGCGTTCATCTTTTCTTTATCCGTTGCTTCGCAATCCTTTAAGGTCTTCCAGAACATACCAGCACCAATTGTGGCAATAAGGCTAAGAAGAGCCATGAAAATTGGACCATTTGGACTCAAGAATTTCAAAATAAGAATTGTTGTAGCTATTGTAGCCGCAATAATGAGAGAAGCACCCCAATAACGCTTAAAGTGTTCATCTTGGGGAGTTCCCTGGTCACACCCAGAGTGTTTTGCGAGTGCCTGGAAATTCATATAACCATAAGCACTCGCAGTTATGCTTGTAAGTATAACACTTATCATAGACATATCCATACTCATGGTTTATTTTTATTGTATCTTAAGATTTTAATTATCAATCATATCCTTAATTAAACTTTCAATATCATGCTTGGGGTTCCAACCAATATTTTGCACCTTGGTTGAATCACCCACTAACAAATCAACTTCACATGGTCTGTAGAATTTCTTTGAAACTCGGACAATTACTTTACCATCGCATGTTCCAACTTCGTTTTCTCCTTCACCGGACCAAGTGATTTCCTTATTCATTTGCTTACAACACATATTGACAAATTCCCTAACAGAATATGTTTTACCTGTGGCAACAACATAATCATCTGGGTTTTCTTGTTGGAGCATCATCCACATAGCCTCAATGTAATCTTGGGCATGACCCCAATCTCTTTTGGCATCCATGTTTCCAAGTTCAAGGTATTCTTGTTCTCCTGCAAAAATATTCTTCAAAGCAACAACAATTTTCTTTGTCACAAAATCAATACCCCGACGAGGAGATTCATGATTGAACAAAATACCGGCAGAAGCATGAATACCATAGGATTCACGGTAGTTCTTCACTAGCCAATGAGCAGCCATCTTTGATACACCATACACGGAACGAGGGTAGAATGGAGTTGTTTCCTTTTGTGGGATTTCTTGAACCTTTCCAAACATTTCAGATGTAGAAGCTTGATACACACGAAACTTATCTGGGTTCTTGTTTTGTCTCACAGTTTCAAGAATGTTTAGAATACCCAATGTATTCGCTTCAAAAGTATATTTAGGACAGTTGAAAGAAACGCCAACATGACTTTGAGCCGCCAAGTTATAAATCTCAACTCGCTCGTAGTCCTCACAATCTTGAATCATCTTATGAATAATTGGTTGATCCAATATATCACCCTCGTAAATTTGAACATTGTCAGACTTAACCTTAAGATTACTACTACTCAACGGATAAGTGCAACGACGAATAAGACATTTAACATCATATCCCTTTTCCAACATAAATTCAGTTAAATATGAACCATCCTGTCCCGTTGGCCCAGTAATTATAGCAGCTTTTGACACCATATTAAAGATAATAGGTCTTTATTCTTTAATATGCTCGTTGAAATATCTAAGGGAGAACTCATTGACAAAATCACTATTCTTGAATTGAAAATGGACTACATCAAAGATGAAGAACGCCTTGTCAATGTTAAAAAAGAATATGAAATCCTAAAAAAATTAGATTTTGAAACACCACACAGAAATGAACTCAAACAAGTAAATTCTATTTTGTGGTATGTTGAAGACAGGTTGAGAATTTTGGAAAAGGAAAAATGCTTCAACGAAGAATTTATAACAAAGGCGAGAATGGTTTATTTTTTCAATGATGAAAGAGCTGTTATTAAAAAGAAAATTAATTTAGAATCTGGTTCTAACATTATTGAGGAAAAGAGTTATTAGACAAATGTCCAAAGGTCAGCGGTGCACAAAGTTTTTGTGTTCTTTTCGGGAAAGTAATCGTGGGCACCAATATTCAAATGAAAAAAGTTATTTGATTTATCTCCAATTTCCATGATTTCAACCAACCAGTTATAACTTGAATTCATCATATGTCTTTCACTAGCATTTTCAATTATTGACAAGTAATCAAAAATGTTAAAATCATCAAACTCATAGGTTCCATCTGGTAAAGCCTTTGAAACAATAGGTCTATAAATGTCCTTATCAGAACCATGAATTTTTATTTCCCTACCCCTTTGTTTATCATCATGAATAAAAATATATGGTTTGTCAGGAGGTAATAATTCTCTTGATTTATCCCTAACAACTTTAAACTTTTTATACATTGTATTAGGATTCAAACCAGCTTGAATATACATCATAGCAACCCAGTTAGTATATTCAGAATAACAACCCATAACCAAATCACCAAATAATTGATGAGGGGTTCCATGAACTCCAAGTTTCAAAACGCGACCTTTAGCCAATTGCATCATCTCAGCAGTGTGGCACGAGCCATGGACTGGAACCACAACAACTTTGGATCTAAGGTCTCTATACATAAATCGGACACTTGGGACATGGGACTTCTTAGCAAAAATTTGAACACAATCTTCAATCTCTGCGAAATGGCGAACAAGTCCATTGATGACTAACTGATCGCCAAGGCCAAGGTGATTGAGGATTGTCAGCATGATTTGACAATTATTAAATTAAAAATGACTTAGGTCTTTAATTTGTATTATTTCTAGTTCTATTCATTGTATTTACTATACATTTTCTTAACCCTTTATAGTTAGGGCTTGTATGATATGATGGACTTGTAGTCTTATAGAGTTCCAATCGTATATTTAAAGTCATCAAATCTTGTATGTATGCTTTTTTCATTTCCTTGTACATTTTTTCTGTTTCATTTAAAAATTTTTTTTGATCTCTTTTCATTTCTGGAGTAACAATATTCTTGTTCATATTACAATAAATTATTATTTTTATTCTTCGTCTACAAAAGTCCATACATCATCTGAAAATACTTGTTTGACGATACTTGGTTTATAATATTTATGAGCCACGGTTGTATGGAAAAAGTTTGTTTCCTTTTTACCCAATTTCATTAGTTCAATAAACCAATTATAACTTGAGTTCATACAATGTACTTCTTTCGCATTTTCAATGATTGAAATATAATCAAAAATATTTGGAACATTTGATTCAAAATATTCTTCTCTCAAATTGGTCACTTTACTATGAGGCTTGAAAACATCAAATTCTGTATCAACATTTATAACCCTACCTCTCTCTGGGTCATCATGAACAAATATATATGGTTTTTCTGGTGGCTTAAGTTCTCTTTCTGGTTCTCTTATAAGTTTGAACTTTGTTCTCATGTATTCGTGAGGAACACCTGCTTGATTATATACTACTGCTGACCAATTAGACATTCCTTCAGTTTGTGTCCAATTTGCCCAAGTGTTGTCATCCATTCCATATGTTGAAAGAGGAATTATTCTAGTATGGTGTCCACATTTATTGTAATATTCCCAAACTTTTTTCCACACATGTTGTGGCTGTGTTGTCTCAACAAAAATAAAATCAATTTGGTCTCCCAAATCACGATACATAAAACGCATTAATATTTCATGGCAACTCTTTGCCACTACAACAACTTTATCATCTTCCGCGAAATGTCTGACCATACCATTCAACATAATGGCATCGCCAATACCCATATGATTTAACAAAATCTTCACCATTTATCATTAATTACATTAAAAACTTTATGTATCATTTCTATGTTTACGAATTGACTATTGCCCACATACAAACCACACTCGTTTAATCTTTCGGCATTTGGAACTTCAACACTATTCTTCCATTTTTCTAAGAATGGGTGAAGCAACAAATTACCCGCAACAACTGGTCTTGTTTCAACTTCCAAGTCATCCAATATTTTCATTAACTTTTGTTTGTCTTCTTTGGACTTACAAATAAATGGAAAACAGAAACTACTATTTCCTTCGTCATATGGTGGAACATAAAATTTATCTTTGTCCAAGTTGTCAATAAAATATTTATAATTCTCGCGACGAATTCTAATACTTTCATCCAACCTCTTCAATTGTTCCAAACCCAAAACAGCATTGAATTCCGTGCTTCTAAAATTATATCCATCTGTCAAAAACAAAAATCTTGGATCCAAATGTGGAAACATTTTAATATTATATTCATAATTCTTGGGTGAAAGATTTCTAGCCATCCCATGACTTCTCTTCAATTTCATGAGTTCATAGAGATTATCATCATCTGTGCAAACCATGCCACCTTCCACAGTTGTCATGTGATGACCATAGTAGAAACTGAAAGTGCTTCCCGTTCCACTTCCTCTCTTTATTCCATCGGGACCCTTAAGACCATGGGATTCGCAGATATCTTCCAAGAATAGTGCGTTAGGATATTTTTCTTTGAGAGCCTCAACTGGTGCATTGAGACCAAGTAAGTGGGTGATGAAAACTATTTTAATATCTTCGTCAGGTAATTTAGACACATCAAAACTAAATGTTTCAAAGTCTATATCAACAAATACTGGTTCCAAACCCACTTGGAATACGGGGGCAACATTGGTGACCCAGGTGCAAGCTGGGACCAAGACGCGAGATCCATCTGGTATATTGTAAAGCTCCTTAACAGCTGCCAATAACAAAAAGTTAGCAGTGCTCCCAGATGAAACAAAGAGAGAGTTCTTACAACCCAACCAGTCTGACCACGCATTCTCAAATTCTGCGACCTTCTTACCATTAGTGTATTTATCAGTAGAGTTAATAAAGTCTATAAGTGTTTGTTTATCTGACGAAGTAATCGCATCGTTCATTAACGGCCACCACATCTTTAAGTATTTAAGTATTTATGTCTTTAACCCAATTGCTTGTAAAACTGGTCTTGTTTGTCTTGTTTCTCAACTGACTTGACATGCCACAAACCAATGAGTGGGTTGGCTTCAAGACTAATCGCCTTTTCAAAACCTTCAACTTTTTCGTGGAGAGATTTACTCCATCGAATAGATGACTTGTTTCGGAAAATTCTTCCTTGAAAGTCTGGCCAGTTAATAAAACCAGCTTCATTAATTGTAAATTTACATTTTTCAAGCCATTCTCCAGTTGCACCAGGACAAATATTCATACGAGGGATGTAAATACAATCACAATCAGTTTCCATAATTGGTGTTCGCATATTTTGAATAAGTGGTTCTTGTGGAATTTCATCAGCATCAATCATAAAAATAAAATCGCCTTTACATTGATCAATGTGGTAATTGCGATGAGCAGCGAAATCACCATTGTGTTCTCTATAACACACTGAAATACTATCGGCAAACTGTTCCAAAACTTTCTTTACTTCAGGTGTTTCTTTTCCAGAATCAACCAAAACATTAATGTCATCAGTGCTTTGTTTGACTTTTACAAGAAAAGACAAAAGGGAATAAAGTTCTTTGTCTTCATTACAGACCTCGACAGCATATGTAAAAGTTGGTTCTTCTTTTAGGTCCACCATTATACAAATTAAAGAATTCATTACTTTAAGTTATATAATGAGTGCCTTTGAATTAAAATTTCTTGAAGTTGCTCGCCTTATCAAGGGAAGCGTTCTCCCCCAAAAAACTAATTTGAAAAAGTTTAGATTGGGGGAACATAGAGATGGTGGATATGTTGTAGCCCAACTTGAAAATGATACTTATGATGCACTTTATTCTTATGGATGTGATGATAATATTACATTTGAAAAGGCTTTCCATGAAAAATATAATAAACCTTGTTATGTTTATGATCCATTCAAGGGTATAACTGACAAACCAGATTTCATTGAATATTTTGAAGAAGGTTTGGCTCACGTTAATTATGTTGATAAAGATAATCGTAAATTTGGAACAATTGATGAACATATTCAAAAAAATGGTCACACCGAAAGTAAAAATCTTATGGCACAAATTGATGTTGAGGGTTCTGAATGGAATGTCTTGGCAAGTGAAATAAAAAATTTGAAAAACTTTTCACAACTCTTAATTGAATTTCATATGCCATTAATGGGAGATCAATTTCTTAGAATGGAACCATTTATCAAATATGTTTTTGAAAAATTAAATGAAGACTTTGTTTGTGTTCATTTCCATGGAAACAATGCACCTCTCCAACCATGGTTAGATGGATATTTCCCAAGAATGTTTGAAGTCACTTATGTGAGAAAAGATCTCGTAAAAGAACATTCACTTGAAACTGAATCTTCTCCCATGGAAGGTCTTGATTACCCATGTGCAACTGATAGACCTGACATTATTGTAAATTATTGGTTAAACAAAAGACTTTATGATTAATAAAAATAATGTTTGGAAAAATTATCGGAAGATTTTTTTTGGAACCTCATTGTGGTTTAAAAGGAGATGATGAAGAAGGAACAGTCACCGTTTCTGAATTGGTAGAAACATTTCTTTTGTGGTCACATTGGAAGAACCAATTAAGTGGAAGTTTTAAAAAAATTAAATTATTTACAATGTTTGAAACAACAGATGTTCATCCAGCTATTATAAATTCAATGAAAATATTTGATGAGGTTATTGTTCCATATGATTACCTCAAAGAAATTTTGGTAAAACATGGAGTTAATGCTGTATCACTAAACTGGTATACATCTGATTTAATTAGAATGAAACCATTTGTTGTTCCAAAAGTCATGGACAAAGAAAGAAAAATTTTTCTATATGTCGGAACAAATGATAAAAGAAAAAATGTTACTACTCTCACAAAAGTTTTTGCTAAAGCTGCAGAGGGAACAAATCATTTATTAATTGTTAAGACAAACAAAGAAGATGACTTGAAACAAACAAAAAATATTCAAATTGTGACTGAAAAGATTTCATTAGAAAGACTTGCAAGTTTATATAATTTATGTGATTATGTCATTTCATTTACAAGAGGAGAAGGAGTTGGATTACCAATGTTAGAAGCAAACTATTTTGGAAAACCAGTTATATGCCAAGACCAAGGGGTATTTAGGGATGTAAAGAAAGAGGTAAAGTATGGTTGGATTACATTACCTGCGAAAGAAATACCCATTGATTTGGAAGGTGTTCCACAATTTTTACATGAAGTATTTTATGGGACTTGGTTTGATGTCTCAGAAGAAAGTGCCCATGATATAATAAAAAATATCATGTTAGAATAAGATGCTCGTAGCAATCATACTTATTATAATAAACATATACATACTACTAAATACTAATGAGCCTGAAAATTTTACAATAGTAAAAGAGAAATATAGAATTCTTAGGGAGCACATGAAAAATCATGAAAAACCAGAATATCGTAAATTGGCAACAGAAATTCCATTGGTTGCCCACAATGAACAGTATTTCAGAACACTTGGATACAACACAAACAAGGGATATGAAATAGGTTTATGTATTGATGGGGCACCAAATGAAATAATGCATGTTCTTCTTCATGAACTTGCACATTCTACTGTTACAGAATACAGCCACAGCGAACACTTTTGGAAGCAAACATCTGAGCTAAGAAAAATTGCCAATGAGTTGGGCATCTATACACCAATCAACACCAAGACAAGATTTTGTAATTCCTACATTCAGGATAATTAAAATATTTACTTAACTTAAAGTCTGACAATGCTTGACATTGAGATAATCAAAATGGCTTTCACTTGGACTCTCGTTTCACTCGCGATCCAAGGCCAACACTTCTTTGATGGGTATACTTATAATACCATCTGGTTGACAGCAGTCACACCATTTATCCTTTGGTTTATGAATGGTAGTTCATACCTTAATGTTCAATTCTGGTTTATTTTTGTTGCTGCTATTTTCACAGGAGCTCTTACATTCATGTTTTCCCTTGTTCGTCCACAGCTTGCTGGTGGTCTCCGAGAGTATGGTAAAGACAAGAAGAACACTGGGCGTATAATTGGTTTGCACTCTGGTATGTTCTTGTTTGTCCTCCTTGTTTTGGGTCACTTGTCTGTGAACCCATTCGCTCCAGCGAGAGTTGTTCAATACATTAACAATGCCGGAAACAATGTGGGTAATTCACTACTCTCAAATGCCTAAATAAATACATTTGAAAAACAAATAAAATTAATTTTTCAAAAATATCTTTTCAAATTGATAAATTAAGTAAATCTATTTACTTTTTGAAAACATAACGCTGAAGAATAAAGTAAACAACAGCGGCAACCAAACCAGTGGCGGCGAGACCAACGGCTGAGCGTCCGCCCATGTCATTCATAAAACGGGGAACAGAGGTCGCAAGCTTTTCCTGAACTGGCTTGCTGATCGCAATAGCAGTGCAAACACCAACAATGAGTGCTTCCATTTGTTCGTCTGTCAAGTTAAATGGGTTCTTGTTTGGTGGTGGATTTGGGGTTTCATTTGTTGGGGTTGGACCAAAAGCGGGTGGGTTTTGTGGAGCAACATTTTGAAGACCCTGCATGCGTGGATCGGCACTAGCCGCTGGGGGATCCATAAGAGGAGCCGCGGATCCACCTGAACCATAATTATCAACGAGGTCGGAAATTGGAGTTGAATCCATTGTTATTTGTTGTTGATTGACATTTTTTTCTTCGAATTTCGCATCCAGTGGTGGAGGTGGAGACATCATGGGACGACCCATATCAGCTCCTAGAGTTTTATCTTCCTTGGTTGGGATCAACGCTTGTGGAGGAGGAACATATGCATTCAATGGAACCATTCCATCGTCTGCAATATTTAAGTTCATTGTATCTGGAATACTCATATCTATTCAATACTCATGTTTTATCAAATTTAATATGACGCGTGCTGATGTTTTATTTTGCTTTTGAAATTGTAATACCTGTTTTCTTAGATATAGCCTTCTTTACAGAATTAGAAGAAGATGCTGTATCATATTTAGGATTATAGCTTTTCTTGTGCAAATTCCAAAACATGGGGGAACCAACTCTAAACTTGGGAGCTGGACTTTTTGCCTTGTACCATCGTACACAATCCTCTATTTTATTTGATTTAACAGTATTATCCAATACGAGGCATTCAAAGTGTTCTGTACAGGCATCCATTGTTTTACTAAATAGGTCAAAAGTAGGGAATATACCGAAGAAATTCTTCCATAATTTCTCACGATTCGCAACTATATTTTCCCGAAGAATAAAAACATAGTCTATATTTGCTCTTAATGCGGGTGGTAAGTCCATACAATACTGCATAGAGAGCATAAAAAATATTTTAGCGTGCCTACCATTTAAGAAGATTTCTCTCATGACTGTTTCTTTCAAAAATCTATTATCATACATACAATCGTCAATAAGTAAGAATGTTCCAATGTTTTTCTTTTTTGGATCTTTAATTAATTTCTTCTGTCGTACCATTACCCTTTCAATTGCCTCTTTATCAAACTCATTATAAATAAAAAGATCTGGAACAAAATCCCCATAAAATTTGTTACATTCTTCTGTTGCAGATTGAACAATTCCAGTGGGAATGTGCTTTTTGTAACCCATTATGTCCCTGATTAAATATGATTTTCCTGTGTTTCTCTTACCAATAAATACACAAATTCTATCATCGCCCATTGTCTTAGGGTCAAACTTTTTAAGTTGTAAGTTAAGAGATGACATCTTACTAATGGATCCCGTTTTTTTTATCAATTTTTTACTCACATACTATAGTAGATGAGTCTGAAGCTCGCAGCCAAGGGTGTCCAAGATGCCTGGTTTGTTGGAAATCCTCAGATGTCGTATTTTTTTATGAATTACAAGAGACATTCTAAATTTGCATTAGAACAGAAGGAGTTACCCTTTTCAGGAACACAAACTTTTGGTAAAGATCTCTTCTGTGATATTCCATATTCCCACGGTGATTTGATAAAAAATTTAGCACTCCGAGTTACAATAAATGACATTCAAGATGATATATACCCAGAAACAGTAAAAGGTAGAGATGGTATGACTTATGTTCAAAACATTAATTTACCATATGTTCCATCCTTTATGACAGAATTAGTAGAGCATGTAGATTTGATTATAGGTAATCAACTCATCGAAAGATTACCAGGAGAATATATTTATATTCATCAACAACTCAATAATAGTGAATCTGATACAAAAAATTCATTAAGAAAAATTAATGGACATGGTGATTTTATTGACAATTTTGATGATGACGCTTTAGATGATGTATATGAAATTGTTGGTGCTTCTATGGAAGAATACAATTCAAATGTTTTCAACACTTATATTTTGGATTTGCCATTCTATTTTTTTAGAGCCCCAGAACTTTCTATACCTATGTGTGCATTGAAAAGACAAAAGGTTGGATTACGATTAAAACTAAAAGAATTTAATGATATTATTTTTGGAGGAAAAAGAACAAACTATCACACTGGTAGAGATGTTACATCAAATATTCAATCAGTGTCTCTAGAGGCTACATTTGGTTTCTTAGAAGAAAATGAAAGAAAATTTTTAATGACACGACCCATGGATTATGTTATTACACAAGTTCAATATGCTCAATTCAATATGCCATATCCAATGAACAAAAAGAGTGTTATGCTTAATTTGAAAAACCCAGTAAAAGAGATGTATTTTGTTGTTCAAAATGACACATATAAACAATACAATAATACACTAAGGTTTCAAGAAATAAAAAGAGCTGAACTCAGGTTTAATAATCAAGTTGTATTTGATGGAAATAGAGAATTCCTTGTATATGATCAAGCAATTGAACACCATGTAAATATTCCAGAACAAAGAACTATGAGATATAGATTTAAACACAACAATTTTATTGAATTTGATACATCTTCTGAATTTGGAATGTACAGTTTTGCTTTAGAACCGGAAAAACCACATCCAACAGGACAAGTTAATATGAGTCGTATAATTCATCAAATGTTTACGATAGAAATAGAACCTGAAATAATGGACGTATACTGCCCCAAAATGTATGGTCATATTTTACCAAAATCAGATGCAAGTGAAGGAGATATACCCATATTATTAAGATATCAAATGGGTAGGAAATCGCCACCAGTAAAAAGTTTTACCAAAAGTAAAGACAATAAAGTTAGGGTTTATGCAGTGAATTATAATGTTCTCAGAGTGGCGAGTGGGTTGGCTGGTCTAAAATTTTAAAAACTGTTAGTAGTAGGAATGGCTGGTCGTCTTCAGATTGAATCAGTCGGTAAACAAGACAGGTTCTTGACAGATGATCCAGAATTCAGTTTTTTTACACAAATCCATAAAAAGCATACACACTTTTCAAAACAAAATATAAAAATTGAATCACCCAAACCGGTTAAATTTGATCAGATATTAAGATATAGAATACCACAAAATCAAGGTGATCTATTGTCAAAAATTAGTTTTGAATTTGAAATGGATCCAGTAATTCTATTTAATCATGGGTATGTAGATTCTTTTGGACATGCATTGTTTGATTATATTGATTTATACATTGGTGGTGTTTTAGTAGAGAGAATAAATACAGATTATTTACAAATTCATTCTGAGCAAAGTATTACACAAACAAAACAATATGGTCTTTCCAAAACACTTGGAAAATCAGTGGTTCAAGATGCAACCGATGACTACACAAGACAATATGCAGTTGTCAATTATAATAGAACACAAAAATTTGTTGTAAATATTCCATTTCACTTTTATCAAAAACCAGAACTTGCTATTCCAATTTGTGCGATCAAAACACAAGAAGTTGAAATTGAAATAAAAACTAGAAGATTAGAAGAACTCATATTATCAAAAAATTTCAAAAAATTTGAATACCCAATAACACCTTATCAATCAGCATATGATTTAAATACAAATCAAAATATTCTTGACATAAAATACATTCCTAATTTAGATACAAACCAAAAAGATGGAACAACTTTTGGTGGTGTGGGAATGATTACATCACAATTAAGAATTATGAATAGGTTAACACCATATATTTGGGCACATAAAGGTGATAAAATTGAATTCTATGGAGTAAATAATAAATATGTTAGGGAAAGTATTGAAGATTTAACTATTGAATCAATAGCATATACAAGATTTCAAACAAACTTTTTATATAGACAAAATGACCCATCTTTCCCAGAAACACAAAGAATTACAAGTGGTAGAATTATTGGCACAGGGACACAATTCCACTCTCGGGGAATGGGTGTATCTACAGTTCCCAAATATAACGAATATTTCGTTGGGGACCCAGAATTTGGAAATGTTTATTCATACATTAATAATGATTTAGTGTCAGATATAAATATTGGTGCAGGTTATGGACAGTCAGTGTGGGTAGATGATGAAGGTATAAAAGTAGCTGTTGGATTTACAAGTAATACAGATCCATCTCATATTACAACTTTTGAAAATACAATTAAAGTTTTAGACTACACGGATGATCAAAACCCATTTGTGTATAAAACACTCACTGCTGCAGAACCAACTGCACAATTAAGATACACAAGAATATCTGGTGATGGTACACATGTTGTTGCTTTAGATATTGTAAATAGTATTCTATATGTATTCAACATTGAAGCAGACACACAAACATCAATTAATGTCATTGAAAATAATGCTAAGTTTGATATTTCAAGTGATGGTTCTAGAATAGTTGTTGGTATTTTTGGTTTATCCCAATACAGAGTCTATATAAGAGAATCTGGTCAATATAATATTGAATATAATAAACCAGTTGATAATACTTTAGGAAATGCAGTTCATGTAGCAATGTCAAGGGATGGTGAAACAATTTATCACACTTCAGATTATAAATTAAAAACAGTTTCATTAAAAATTCTAGATGATGTAGAAGTTAAAAATTTCAAATTAAATGCAGATTTCATTTTATTGGATCAATATGAAAAATATAAAGTCATGAATACATGTAGAGATTATGCATTTACACAAGTTCAACAAGCCGATAATCAACTCATTCCATTGGGTGAATATGATTGGACTGCGAGAACTAATTTTATAAATCCAATAAAAGAATTTTATTTTGTTTTCCAATGTTTAAGATTTAGTAATGATATGATATTGTCTGCTTGTAATTATGACAACATTGGGGTAGAAGTAGACTATCAATCAAACATTAACTATTTTGAACATATTTATGATATGCGAATGATATTAGATAATGAAGAAGTTCTTAATGATGAATCCGGAAGAGCATTCTTCTTAAAATCTATTCAAAGTGGGCTTCATCATAAAAGAACACCAATGTCTAGACGATTCTATTCTTACTCTTTCGCAACTGAGCCTGAAAAAGGTATGCCCACTGGCCAAAGAAACTTTAGTCTCATAAGAAATCAAATATTTAAAACAAAATTAGTTCCACAAAGTATTTATCGTAGAGAACTCAGAATATATGGATTAGGTTACAATATATTCAGAATATCAGATGGAGAAATTCGTATGTTGTTCCCATATAGATGTGTTCCTGTTCCTACATCACCAAATAACAGTATTGGTCCAAATGATAGAAAACCATTCTTATTTGCGAATGGTGAAGGATACATTGTGCCTTGTGAATGTCCAGATATTATACCATGCCCTAGCCCAGACGATGTCCCTGGGGATGGATATCCTCAGCAATAGATGTAGCACATTCCCTAGCCAATTTATCAACCAATTCATTCATTGGATTTCCATTATGCGCTTTTACCCAACGCCATTCCACAACATTCAACTGTTGTGAAAGGGTGTCCATCTTAATCCACAGAGGCATATTTGCAACTGGCTTACCAACAGATGTTTTCCAACCATTGTGTTTCCATTTGTGTATCCATTGAGTTATTCCCAATTTAACATAATTACTATCCGTATAAATAGTTATTTCCTTCTCTCCAATTTTTATACATTCCTCGAGAGCTTTAACAACAGCTGTCATTTCCATAATATTATTGGTAGAAGTATGGAAACCACCTTTCAAAGTAAATTTGTCCTTACAAACCGCTGCCCATCCACCTGGACCCGGATTGTTAAGACAACTACCGTCTGTGTATACTTCTATCATTAAGTGATTAATGACTTATTTTTTTAATCTTCTTTTTCACTCTCTTCGGTTTCTGATGATTCTGATTCATCATCTGTAGCATATTCTTCACACAAAAAAGATGTTTCTAAATAAACATTGTTATAAAGATGTGCAAAGGAAACCCAAATATCACTGACAAAATAAGGTAGACTGCTTAAAACTGCAAAAGGGAAAATCCACAAATAACGAAATTTAAATTCCATTTGTATTAAAAAAGTTTCTAATTTTTAAGTATTTTGGGTTTGATATATTCACTCGCACGCTTAGGTGTTTTACAAATTGTATCACCACAATGGTCTCTATTCTGATACACAGCATTCACACCCGTTGTTATTTCATCACATGTCTTAAGCGCCCACCTACCGAGTGGTTTTTTATCTAATTCAGTCATTTTCATAAGAGCCCGAGGGAAATTCCAAAAATGACTAAATTTAAATTGCATCTATACAAATTTATTTCCTAATTTTTAAGTGCCAAAGCTATTTTACTTTGAGCCAACTTCTCAGCCTTTTCTACTTTTTTGAGTTCCTTTTTAGCTTCCTCATCGTCTGGGTCTTTTTCTAAAATAGCTAAAAATTTTTCGCGTTTAGCCTTTCTTTCTGCCGCAGCCTTCAAACGACGACCTTCATTAATATTTGCCCTTTTCTCTTCCAATGTCATTTTATTACCAGACAATCTTGCTTGAGAACGCCTTTCATCACCTTCAATGCGACGCAACTCTTCAACAACTTCTTGAGTTTGAGGTTGAGATAAAAGATATTCCTTGCGTCTATCCCTAGCACTAGATGTTAAATCACGGCGCTTTTGGTTGTAATTCTCGCGAGCTTGGGGTCTTGGTTTGTTGTGTGTATATGAAGAATTTTCATACAAAGATTTCATTATTTTGTTAGGTTCAATTAATTCATCAAGTCGTGGAATATTTTTTTCTGAAATTCCATACATTGCATTGTATGTCTTTCTTTTTTCTTCAATTGCTTTAATTGCTTCATCTTTGTCTGTAAAAGATTGTTTCCACCAATCTCTTTCTTCATGAATTATACGAGCAATCCAACGGTTATTTGTTTTACACCAATAAACACCCCTTGTTCCAGAATTATTATTTGAGTTTAAATTTGCTCTATGTGATACATTTTGAGCTTTAGAAAGAATTCGCAAATTACACCTTCTATTATCAAGTGTATCACCGTTTATGTGATCTACTACAACAAGTGGATCATCATTTATACCTAACATCAAAAATCTATGAAGTCTTATTTTTCTTCTTCCGCCAGGGCAATCAAGCCAATCACAAGTAGCATAATTATTTTTGGCACCCGCAAGAAACCAACTTGGCATTAATTCCACATATGTATGGTAGTCATCTTCATCAATAGCGAAGGCAATATCTTCAAGTTTTTTGGAGTTGAAAGGGACGATTTTATAGTTCATGTTTTATTAAATATTAGAACTAATTCTTTAAGTCAATCCACTTATCTGACAAGTAAAATCTTATATTTTTTTAGAGGATATAAGATTTTATATTGAAATCTAGTAAGGTTATTATATTCTTTAAGCTTAGTTGGAGAACGCCAAACCGCCCATCCCACTTTGGATTCGCAAAACATTGTAGTTGGTCGCGAACATGTGCATAACGGTGTTATCTTCGGTTCCTGACTTAAGAGTGACAGCGACTTGGGCGTTGTCGATGCGGGAGAAGTTACATGTGCCGCTTGGTTGGTGCTCCTCTGGGCGAAGCGCGAAGGAGTAGGAGTAAACACCTGGGTATGGGCAGCCAGAGTGGTGGTTGAATGGTTGCACTTGGTTGAAATACTTACCAGACTGTTCCTTCATACGATCTTGACCGTTGAGAACGAGCTTCATGGTGGAAAGTGGACCGATGGAGTGAGTGGCATCCCCAGTGGCGCCATCTTCAACCCAGTCAGCCGCACCACCGTCGGTGCCGGTAAGGAGCATTGGCGCACCAGTACCGCAGCCGGTTGGGGAGAGACCAGTGAACTGGGTGGTGTTGGTAGTAAGGACAACCGCGTTGGCAGTCATCGCATTGGAAGTGAAGTTCCAAGTGGCAGCGTTGGAGACACCACCGCTGTTGAAGCACCAGACCAATTCCTTAACTGGGTGGTTGTAGGAAAGACGGACTTGGCGAGAAGCACCCGCGGTGACGGTGTCGGAACCGGTGTGCTGAACTTGTTCAATAAGGTATTCGTGACCCTTTTGCGCGAATCGTCGGCGCTCCTCGGTGTCAAGGTACACGTAGTTGCCCCACACCTTGAATGTGGAACCGTCAGTGTAGTGGGAGAATTCAGCTGACAAATCGAAGTCAAGGCGTACTTCGTGGTACTGAAGGGCAATAAGTGGGAGGAAAAGACCTGGGTTGCGGTTGAAAAAGAAAACCAATGGGAGGAAGACGGTTTGGGTCGCCGCATCCGCCGCAGTGAGAACCTTGGAGGTCATCTTACCGTATTCAGCCTTCTTGGATTCATCCAAGTAAAGCTCGGAGTACAAGCGCCACCAGAGTTGGTAGTGCTTGTCAATGCGTTGACCGCCAATGGACAATTCGACGGACTTAATGGAACGTTCAGCCGCCCAGGCACCGGAGAGTTCCGCGGTACCCGCAGTGCAGCCAACCGCCGCATTAGTGACAAGTTCGACGTACATGTCGCCGATCAAATCCCCGTTACGAGCGACAGTAACGGACACGCGACCGTTGTTGGAGGCGGTACCGTTGACAGTTTGTTCGATGTTTTCCATCGCAAAGTTAGTGTGGCGCTTGTAGACCGCCTGGAAAAAGGTGACTTTAGGGTTACCAGTCAAATAGACGTCTTGGGCACCGTACGCGACAAGCTGCATGAGACCACCAGCCATTGTGAATTTTTATACTATATACCAAGATTTTTTTTTCAGTTAAAATTCTACCGCAGTGCGAAATTTTTCATTTTCTAAATTCTTCCCCTATATAAAATGTCCTCCCCTGTGCCTGCTGAAGAAGTCACAAAACCAGAAGAAGAAATTGAAGATGTTGAAGAAGAAATGGATGCAACAGAAGAAGAAATGATGGATGAAACAGAAGAAGAATACGATGACGAGGACGAAGACGAAGAAGGCGAAGATATGGATATGGAATTCGGTGATGAATATGACAACGGTGTGGATTTGGCCGAACTTTTAACAGCCACTCTCGCGACAGAAGAAGGGGACACAGTTTGTTCCGCCCTAGTCACAATTGGTGAACAACTCGCTACTCAAAATAAAATACTACTTAAAATGCTTTCAAACCTCTCCAAAAAAGATAATTAAAAATTTCCCACTTTTATTTAGAAAACATGGAGGGCACCCACTATATTCAGGAAAATGTCAATGTTGAGGAAACTCACATGGAACAATGGAGAAATCACATTTCTTCCCTGGACAAAGAACAGTTTATCAGATATTTAGGATATCTTGAAAGTGAATGGTGTATTAATGCCACAAATGATTCTCACATCTCTTTTCAATTAGGTTATAAGAAGTTTTTCAATCCAGATGACCTGGATCCGTCTACTGGTATGCCCATGAGAGTAGACATAGAAACAATTACACTGAAACAAAAAAGAGAATTAGAACTCCTCAGTGCCCTTTTTCATAGGGCGAGGGCTCTGGAAATATCAGACAAGGAATTAGAAGATGAAAGAAAGATTTCAGAACGAATCAATTCTATTATTGAACAGGTAGATGATGCTTTTCATATTGTCTTTAGAAACACAAGGATTTATGAAAGAATTAACAATCCAACCTATCAACCATCTAATCCCGAGACAGATCATTCACTTTTTAGGTGCACAACAATGGGTAAGGTAGAGGAACTCAGTCCCTATCAACAGGCCATTATTAGCGTTTTGGACAAAACTTACAAACTGACTATCAGAAGATACAAGGGTCAATGCTGCCAACAACTCAAAACACCCGAAGGACACAATACAAGAGCTTGGAACACTATTATGAGCATCCAAGACTATGTTTACAGTGTAGCACAAAAGGAAATCAACTTTGATCTTTGGAAGAACCTCACGAGTAGGGGTTCAGGGTTCAAGGATGTGATTCATCATCTTTCCAATTGCAATGACATGCAGTTCCCTGAAATCACAAAGAACAGACATGTTTGGTCTTTCAAAAACGGTATTTTTATTGGTAAAAGATTTGCCCCCGATACTGGACTCTTTGATTCCAAGTTTTACACTTATGAAAGCCCAGAATTCAAATGTCTTGATCCAACTATTGTGAGTTGCAAATACTTTGATAAACACTTTGAAGATTACAGTGAAGGTAAGGATTGGAGAGAAATTCCAACTCCATACATGGATTCTATTTTGACCTATCAAAAGTTTGACCAAGATGTCATTGATTGGGTCTATGTCATGGGTGGTCGCTTGTGCTTTGATGTGAATGATATGGATGGTTGGCAAATTATCCCCTTTTTCAAGGGTATTGCTCGCTCTGGTAAATCTACTCTTATTACAAAAGTGTTCAAGAAGTTCTATGAAAATGATGATGTCAAAACCCTTTCAAACAATATTGAAAAGAAATTTGGTCTATCTTCAATCTATAACTCATTCATGTTCATCGCCCCCGAGGTGAAGGGTGATTTATCATTGGAACAAGCAGAATTTCAGAGTATTGTAAGCGGAGAAGATGTATCTATTGCAGTAAAGCATCAAAACGCCATCTCAGCTCAATGGAATACACCAGGTTGTTTGGGTGGTAATGAGGTTCCTAACTGGAGGGACAACTCTGGGTCTGTGTTGCGTCGTTTGTTGCCTTGGAACTTTGCAAAACAAGTCAAAGATGCTGACCCAACCCTAGAAGACAAACTAGACCAAGAAATTCCTATCATTCTTCAAAAATGTATCAGAGCCTATCTAGAAATGTCTCAAAAATACAAAAACAAAGATATTTGGAATATTGTGCCATCCTATTTCAAAAATATTCAGAAACAGGTTGCTATGGTTGCAAGCACTCTTACAAACTTTTTGGAATCAACCAATGTCAAGTATGGCGAAGACCTCAAGTGCCCCCAAGAAATCTTCGTCAAGGTATTCAACCAACATTGCCAAGCAAACAACTTGGGCAAACCGCGTTTCAATTCGGACTTCTACGCCGGTCCGTTCAGTTCTAGAGACATCGAAGTCAAGGATAATGAAGACATGTATAATGGTAAGTTATACTCTAACAGACCTTTCATATTCGGATTGGATGTGGTCTCAGAAGAACTCTACAACTCCGATTAGATTAATTTCCGTGCTTATATAAATGAGCCGTAGTAGCTTAAAAGAATTTGTAAGAAATTCAGGTGTAAATATCATTAGGTCAGATTCCCTACCTCAGCGCCCAACTACTTCAACAAGCGCGATTACTTTCAATAATCTAGCCCGCGTTACTCCATCACCTTCTTTTTCATTGTCACAATCCCCCAAATCAATGAACTTTGGTAATTTAAATCAAATTGTTGGAGGAACACCAAGTATTAGTCCAATAAATAACAATACACCCGTAAAAGTTGGTAAATTGAGAGTTGGTATGTATAATGTTCTTGTCAACTCAAGTTATGATGATTCAAATAGAGTTGACCTATTAAGTCTTTTGTCTAAAAAACCATTACCACCAACAATATTACCAAATGGATTAACTATTAATGTCAAGGAAATTAGAGGAATTTATGGAAGATTCCAAAAAGGTATTGTCGTCACAAGAAACAAGGGGTTCCAAGGAGAATTCAGTGACAAATACTTTACTGTTCAATTTGTCATAACCGTGTCCAAAAATGGTGTATCAAAGGATGTAAGTTTCAATGTTTACAAAAATGGTAAAATACGCTTTTCCGGTGGAGTTGTAGATGAAGAAAACTTTTCCACTGAACCAGAAGCCATTAGAACACACATCATAAGAACTTACTATGTTAGAGGAGGAAATTTCTTGTATAACCCATTAGAATTCAATAACCTTTCTGCTACAATAAAAACAAATGCAGTATTTGACTTGGCTAAAATAGCGAGAATGATGAATGCGTCTTACGAACCAGAACTTATTGATCTTTTGTATTACCAAAACAATGGAATTAAATATGTTTTCTCTAGAACAGGGGTCATTCAAATACAAGGTGTCATAACCCTAGACAAGTTGATGCAAGGATATGAAAGAGTAAAACAAATGGTGTCCAAAATATACAATAAAGGAGGTGTGAGAAATATAATTCCAGGTTTTAGAGATATTGTTGAAACAAAGAAAACAAAAAATAAAGTTAGATCAACCTGCCCCAAACCAAGAATACCAAAGAATGGAAAGTGCCCAACAGGTTTCCCAGTGCTTCGCAAAAATCCTCAAGGATTTGATTGCTGCTATAAAAAAGGAAAAGCTAAATCCAAAACACCACCCAAATCAAAAACTCCATCACCAAATAATGTAAGACTTGCATTGGATCCAAACGGTGGATTAAAGATTGGCTCTAGACAGTGTATGAGATACAGTCGTGAAACCTTGGCTAATATCGCAAGAAATCAAGGTATTATCAATATCAAAAAGGGTGATAGAAAAGAAGATATTTGTGCCAAACTTGTTAATAAATTAGGTATTGTGCAATATGCTCCATTTACACACAATGGAAAAGAATATGTTTTCACAGGTAATGGTGATAAATTTAAAATTGGAAGAAGAGTGTGCAAAACATATGACATCGCAACTCTACGAATGTTCTTAAAAAAGATGAACATTCCATTTAGCAACTCTGAAAAAAGACCAGCGTTGTGCAAAAAAATTGAAAGTGCCAGAGTCAAACTCACAACACCAAATAAAACACCATCACCACAACCAAAGAAAGGAGGACGACCAAGAAAGAACCCACGAGAACCACCCAAGAAAAAGAAAACACCAACAAAGAAGAGCTCCAAGGGTAAGTCCCCAGTTTCATCAAATTCAAATACTAATAATAACAATAATAATTTAATAAAAAATATTGAAAAAATGATGGCTAATAGAAACTTGAAAAATAATAAAAATAAAAATAACAAAAATAAAAACAAAAGTAAAAATGTTGTGCGACCAACAATATTAGGTGCGAGAGCTAGGGTAGAAAAATTGTAATTTAAAAATTAACCCCATCTTTTAAATAATGTATATATTTGAACAGTACGCTGATTCAATATCTCCAATAAATATCGATACTTACAAACCAAATCCGCATCGATATATATTGTTTTTGTTAACAGAATTAATAGTAGATTATTTACAATGTGAAAGAAAAAAGTGTTCCCAATATGGCATGGGAAAACTTGAATTAGAATATAGATGTCCCAAACATTTTTTAGAAATTGAAGATGACACCTTAGCCAGGGAGTGGATTGCTGAAAATACTCAACTTACTGACAAGGGATTGATAATACATGTTATACAAAATTCTAGTCAAATGAGAAATGGGAGACATAAATTTTTAGTCTATGCATTAAAAACTTTTTTTAATTGTAGGTTTTAATTATTTTCTAAATTTATTTGTGCCATTTGCTGGTTCGGGAAGCGAATGTGTAGCCGCAAAAAAACTAGGACTACCATTCATTGGTACGGAAATTAATGAAGAATATATAGAAATTATAAATAATAGACTTTTTTAATGTTATTATTTTGGTCGTCTTATAGACATACCCACTGTTTCTGGTGAAGTGGGTAAACCAATTGTATTAATTGAAGCAGAATTAGGAACTCTTACATCAGTAACATTCCTCCAACTATTTAATAATCTTTTACTCGCTTCATGGTGAAAAGATGAAATATAATTTTTCAAGTTTACAAACCATAAAAGAACTCTTAAGTCCTGACTTTGTTTCTGACCACCCTGTTGTATCCATATCAATTTTGGTTTATAATAAGTATTCATTGTTTTATTTAATTTGTCCTCAATATTTGGTGTAATATTATTGGTTTCATTTAAGTTTTTATAATTTATCTTTTTTATTGCGTTTCTTACTTCACTTTTAATTTTATTAGCATATATTTGAGATAAAAAAAGGAAAATGTTTGCAGCACCTTTATCATAAGTGACAAAACATGTTCTATATCTTTTATGATTATTTCTAATAACACTTAATATCTGTAATAAATCACCACACATTTTACCAATAGCATAATTAGTATTTCCACTTACTGCAGTTGACCTTGCTACAACTTTTATTGGTTTGCCATTTAGTTTTAATTGTATAGGAGTATTGTTACTACAATCATAATTAATTTCAAATACGGTTTGATACTTATCTGTTTCTATAGAAAAATATAAAGGACTGGTATCTATGCTATATTTATCTGTAATCATACGATTTCCTTTCTCTATCATGCTCTCCTTTAAAGCATAAAAACTTGTTCCGCATACATTTCTACCGGCATCTAATAATCCTCCAAGTGTAAGTAATTCTCTGAAATTTGATGAGCTTGTAAAAAGTTGACTTTTTAATATATTGTTAAAATCGGAATCAAAAACAACATCCATTTTTTTCATACTAGAATTCTGCTTAAACTGAATAGTATGTCTATTGTTTCTAGCGCGTCTAGCAATAACTAGTGTATTTTGTCCTTTTAATTCTAAAAGTCTAGTTTTTAGGTCAGTATCTGAATTACTATTTGCAGCTTGTTTTGTTTTAGCTTCCAAATTAATATTAAAATTTTGAACAACACTTTGTTTCTTCTTTACTAAAACTGGTATTACATTATTTTTAAACTTTATATTAGGGTTTTCTCCTAATGTTTGATCGTGAACCATGTCATTATATATAAGTTGAATGAATTCATTGTATTCCTTATCATTCATTATTAATCTCACACTTTTATTTCTTTCTTTTAACCCCTGTACGAGATTTTTTTGTTTTTGTTCAACTATTTTATTTTCTGGTTTTCTTCTTTTTTGTTTTCTAGCGAGTTCAAGAACTTTTCTTTTTTGTCTAACATTATTTTGTTTATTTGCATTTCTTGTTATTTCTCTTTTTAAAGTGATATTTCTCATATAATTGTTTCTTGTTCTTTGATCAATATGTCTAATCATCTTAGTTAATGCTTCATAGTTTGGTATATTTTCTTTAATTTTAAATTTTTGCTTATACAATGAAAACATTTTTTTAATTGGATCTTCATGTGACATTATATTTTCTATTTCACCATCATTAAATATATTTAAAATATTTTTTGATTTAGATTCAAAAATTTTTTTAGTGAAATTTTCAATACTATTTGCAGTTTTTGGTAAATATGAATTATTGTTACTATTGTACCTTTTGTTTTGTATTTCACTTCTCTTTTTCAAAATACTTGCTTTCATATTAGAATATAATTTTAAGTTATTATTCTGATTGGATCTTTTCAACCATTTATATAATATTTCTTTATTATTAACAGTTAATTCCGTATTTATTATACTTTTTAAAGAACTTTCAATATTATTAGGACTAATCTTATATAAAGCATTATTTCTTAGTATTTTTTCTAAAATTCCCTTTTTTATATTATTACTAATATTATAATCAAATTTATTATATATATTTCTATTTTTATTTATAGTAGAATTAATCATATCACTTCCCTTATTTTTTATAGTAACAAATTTTTGTGACCTTGATTTAATTAAATTCAAATCAAGAGGGATTTGTCCTAATATACTTTTATATAAAATTTTTTTTTGGTTATTAGTTATGTTACTTGGAATATTAGTTTGATTTAAAATCTGATTATAAATATTATATAATATATTTCTTAATTTTTCCACAACTTCTTTTTTTCCATTTGGCATATTACGAATAAAATTAACACCAACTAAATTTGATATTTCATTCTTGTTTTTTGCACCTTTTATAAGACTTTCTAATATTTTTAATTTTTTATCATATTGTGCATTTTGTCTTTGTTGTTCTCTTTTTCGTTTTTTCTGTTCGGCTTCTTGTGCTTTTTTTTGTTCTTTTTCTAGCCGCTGTTGTTCTTTTCTTATATCCTTTTGTCTTTTTCCTTCCGCTTTTTGTTTTTCTCTTTCTTGTATTTCTGTTTTTCTGTTTATTTTCTTTTCATAAAATAATCTTTTATTTCTTTTTTGTCTTGCATTTACTATTTGTGTCCTCATTGAAGGATTCTTTCTCAGATCCAACGCAGCTAAATTTTTTATTTTTTTAAAATTATTTTTAGACATTGTAAGATAATTATTTGGTGAACGAGTAGATGTAGATCTACTAGTTCCTGCTTGATTTTGAGATGATAAATTGTTTAATCTACTTGCAATATTTTGCGAAACATTTTGTATCTTGCTATTATTAAGAGGAGCCTTACCTGCAGGACCAGTTAATGGTTTATTGTTATTACCATTGTTATTAGCATTTCTTTCTTTGGATTTATTTACTAATTTAGCAACACCACTAGATAGTCCACCTCTTTCATTATTATTATTATTCATTGAAAATGATATATAATATAATTATATTATTTTTTATAAAATGCTTGTTTAATAATTTTTAATTTATCATCTGTATTTACCTGACGAAAACCACCCGATGATTTTATATCATCAACTATTCTTTTATATATGTCATCTGTAAGTTCACCTTTAAGAACACGATTTTCTAAAAACTTTTCAATCTTAGTATTCATTGGTTTTATATTTTTTAAATTATATACCCATCTTCTAATTCGTCTGTAATATTCAACTTGTTTTGGATCAATGCTTTCATTAATTATTTTGTGCATAAGTTTCTTTGGGTTTTTGTATCCATAATACATTTGATAATATGCTTTATCTAAATTATCAATTTGTTCCTTTGATGTTATTTTACCTTTACGCATGAGTTCAAACATTGTATAGAAAACAGTTTTTTTCCATTTGTGTGAATCATAATGTTTTGGAAAGGTATTTCTCCTGTCTGGTGATATTAATTTTATGTATTCTCCATCTTTGAATTTACCATAATAACCTAAAACTGCATCTTTGGGGTCTACGCCTTTAGCTGGTTGAACAAATCCCTTGTCTAAAGCGTATGTCATGAGTGATAATAATTTTTTAGGACTGACTTTAATTGAAATAAAATTCAACTTATCAAAAGTTTTACCAGTCATGGAACGACCAGATTTGAGACCTCGTGTTTTCGCAGCTTTCATTGTTTTGTAAACTGAAGCCTTATCATAAACATGTTTGACTTTACCAGACTTGAAGTTTGTGTTGACAGCTAAATATACTTGGTTTTTGGATGAAGGTAATTTAGATTTTTCTTCAATTGGAAGAAAGTTCTTACCAATGTAAGTAGCATTCTTTGAAACAAAAGAAGGGGGTTTGTTTGGCGTGACACTTTTTGGTGATGACATATCTATTATTAGTCAAGAAATAATGTTTGACTAATAGTAAATTTTTTTATTAGTAGTAGCAAATTATTTTATTATTTATGAGACGGTTTGGTTCTGAACATTGTTTGATATGAACTTGGTGGTACCTAAAATCATAGTGTCCGAAGCGCGTCTTTATGTTCTCAGATATTCCTGTGGCTTCACTTGCGTAAGATATTTGTTGGCACACAGACATTTTTTCTAATTGAAGGAACCTATCTTCCATGTAAACAAATTCTTTGAGAGATTGTTCTGAAAGTTTGTCTCGTTTCATTTGTTCATATATTTGTTTTGATTTACCACCTGACAAATAGAAATGTTTTGAGCCTTCAACTTCTTCCATATTTCTTTGGTCGTTACGGACTAGGAGAAGAAATGCGACAATTATTGTAAGCACTAGTAACTTCATTACATTAAGCTAATATTTTTAAAATATCCGAGACTTTATGAATAATATTGAACAACTTGGGTTCATCTTCAATTTTAGTTGGATCAATAATTTCTAATTCTACCTGAAACTTTTTTCCATCTTCATCATCCATGTCTTGGGAATCACCACTAATAATAGTCATGTCAATAGAAAGATTTTTACGGATAAAAGATCTTCTATATTTCTCAATCATTCTATCTGCGTCTTCATCCACGGGTTTTTCAGTTGGAATTTCCTGACACACGGAAACTCTAACATCATACGGAGATTTGTCATCAGAGAAATCTTTTTTCAAAATATTCTTTTTCATGACACATTCTTGTGTTCCATTATCTTCATCCCAAGTCAATCTCTTTTTGCTTTCATTGTAATAAAAAACTTCCACAGTGTCAGATTTCTTTTCTTCCCAATGTTGGAATTGTTCCAACGCTTCTAAAATTTTATTAAAAGTTTGTTGACCAACATTTGTGTCAAAAAAGTTTCCATTCATTTTCCCGAGGCGCATTTCAATTTCCAATCCTGGTATGTTCTTGGATTGGAAGATGAGGTCTTTCACACTGTCAAAGATAGTTTGGGTATCCATATTGTCTTTTTAAAAACGATTGTTCTCTTTAATATTCATTTACAACTTAGGTTATTTTTTTAATATTTTTATATTTCAGAATGAAGATTGCTCCCAAAGTCAAGGAACTTCAAGACAAATATGGTAAGATGTATGCACCCCTGAAATATTTCCGCGGTCTTCCAAACTTGAAAGCTGTGGAGGACAGGTATAAGAAGATGTTGAAGAAGAATTATAAACCATTCAAGACAGACAAGGGAATGAAAACAAAAACATCCCAATACACCCAAAGATTTCGCAAGAAATATCCAGGTGTCTATA